GCACTCGTGATCTCGGTGCAGGCGTTGCGCAGGTTCTCGCCCTCGTTCTCGCCGCAGTCGATGGAGAAGCCGGGCTCTCCGTGCGCGACCATGTGGGCCGTCGCCTTCCAGTAGACCTCGTGCGCTAAGTCGTGACGAGAGTGTGCCTCGTCGCGGTACGCCTCGAAGAATTCGTCATCCAGGATGACCGATATGTTGGTCATGTCGAGCGGAGCCATCACGTCCTGGTCTTTGCCTTCTTCGACGGCCTGGCGCTTCATGTCCTTCACGTAGTCCGGCCAATCCTTCTCCACAATCCACGAGAAGATGTCCGGGTGGTTCCAGTGAAGTCCCGCCCAAATAGCAGCACGACGATTGCCTCCGCCGATGATCCTACGAGCAGCGTCATTGACCATGTTGGCTGGCGTGAGCGGACCGGTCGCTATGCCCCCTGTCTTGCGGATGCGTGTTCCGTACGGGCGCACATCAGAGTACACCACGCCGATGCCTCCACCCGAGGAGAGGGCCATGCCGCACTTAGGCAGTAGCTCTTGAAACCATCCCTCGCGCGAGTCGCGACAACGATAGAGGAAGCAGTTGTTGGTTTGGTGGTACTGGCGTCCAGCCTGTGCAAGCTTGCGGCCTCCGGGAATGACGATGCGTTCAGTGATCAGTTGGACGAGACGCCGGAACTCCCAATCGTGATCCGTGTAGCCAAGTGAGCCAAGTTCATGTCGCACGACGCGATAGGACGTGTCCGGCCAAATCTCTGTCGGCTCCCCATCCTCGTCCTTCCACGAGTACTTGTCGAGGTACTGCTTGTGAGCCCACTCGCTCATCATATCTGCATCTGCAAATTCAAAACCCGCCTCGGCGGGTAGTAATGCTGCCTCCATCTAGGTGCCTATCTGTCGTGATCCGGTGCCAGTTATCGTTCGCCCACCACGATAGCAACGTGGGTAGCTGGCCTGCTACCCCGGCACAAAAATCTAGAACCAGGAACAGCCTGCTAATATCGCGCGCACGCCCGAAAACGCTTTGTATAGATAAGGACAGCAGCCTGAATTCCCATTGGTCCTCTCCCGAACTCGTGGCCCACCGCTCCACAAGACGGCCCTGGCTAGATTCTTCAGCCTGAACTAGGAAGACTCGCGATTCACGCGCGAAGCTAGGCTGCTACACTGTCGCTCGAAATGTCGCTGATCATGACGCAGAGATGCCTTTCGGCCGAGCCTTGGTTCGTAGTCGAGGTTCCATCTCAGTCAGAGGAAGGGGTCGTTTACAAGGTCTTGGTTCCCTACCCTGATGATCCGATAGATGAACTCACTTGCGAATGTCCGGGCTTCGTATTTCGAGGGGCATGCAGACACCAAGATGAGGTCTTCGAGGCGTTGTGTCGATGGACCTCAATCGAGGGGCCAGAGGCACAGACCGTTGACCAGAGACGCAAACATATCTGTCCTCGATGCGGTGGCGAGACAAAGAGTGAGGCCGAGTGGGTGCTATAGTCGCAGCCATGGACCTCGACACGATCACTACCAAACTAGGCAAGGTTTATCGCACCAGCAAGGACTCCGAAAAGGAACTCAAGGTTGAGAGACATGAGTTCTTCAAGGCTTGTACCGAGGCTGTCGAAGCTGATTACACGCTAGCCCAGAAGACGATCAAAGTCCCTCCCCATGGACAGGGAGATGTTGAGGCGTACATAGCAAAGTGGTATCCGGGTTGGCAGATCATTACTGCCAAGGCCAAGACGGCAGTGATCGAGGAGGACCCGGCATATCAGAAGTTCATCCACATCAACCTCACGGACGGGCAGGTCTACAACCGCAACGTCACGCAAGCAACTGATTCCTTGGATGACGAGTTGCTTCAGGTGAAAGACCCAACCCTATGGAACCGCATCACTCGGCCTTCGATGGCGCGGTTCAATTGTCTCCTAGAATTCGAGGAGTGGGCTGATGATGAGGTCATCAAAGGACGGATCAAGGATTTCCTTGCGACGCAAGAAGAGAAGCGCGAACTCATCTCTCTCGATGAGCTATCCGAGAAGGACATCGATGCGTTGGCTGAGTACGTTGTGCCTGGTCCTTTGTCGCTCAAGCTAGAACCCGTCCGCAAAGCAAAGCCGAGTGAGTTGGATGGCTAGCTTGTGCGCACCACTACCCGCACAAACTGGCGATTCAGCTTCACAATTTCGGACCTGGGCCGCTTCCTATGCAAGAGCCCGGTCACATTGCGAGGATGGGAGAGCCGGGGATTCATTGCGATCCCTCGCGACTCTTCTGGAGATCGAAGACTCACCACCGATGACATCAGACACATCTCAGAGCACGCCTACGCCAACCGACGCATCAGCAAGCATCGAGCAGAGCTAGTCGCTGCTACGATGACCATGGTCGAGATGATCGAGCACGAAAACAATCGGAAAGCTAAACAACGATGAAGATCGCATTGCTAGGAGCACCGGGCGCAGGCAAGAGTGCCTTCGCCACCAAGCTGGCTACCGCCGTTCGTGAGCAGAAAGGTGAGGTCAAACGACAGACGGTGAAGGTCGTAGACAAGTACGTAGATCGCCTCATCAAGGACACGGGCTACGCCTACGGCATATTCGCTACCTATCCCCAGAACTTCCAAATCCTTTTCGAGCGCTGGAGTGCTGAACAACGAGCAGAAAACGCTGGAGCCGAGACAATCATCACCTGCGGCTCGTTGTACGAGACGGTCTTGTACACAGCGTTGCGGGTCAACTCGAATGTCGCCCTCAAAGAGGACCAGGAGTTGATCGTACACGGGCGCGTAGCCATGGAAGCCCTTGGTATGATCGAGAAGGAGATCGCCGATCACGACCTGCTCTTCTTCCTCCCGTACAGCGAGAAGACATTGGCTGTCAAGGGTCGCTCATATGACACGGTGATCAATGAGAAGATACCGGAGGTCGTCTCCGGATACTTCAAGAATCTCGTTGCGCTCGACGGAACTTCCAAGAAGAAAGTCAAGGATGCCCTCAGAACCATCGACGCTTATGCCGCGTGGGCGACCGAAGTCGCTTCCGCTGATGAGCAACCAGCAATTTGATGAAGTCGATACGCTGATTACAGCGTCTCCCACGAAGAAGAATGAATGCCCGACCTGCGGAGCCAAGGCCGTCGAAGTTGCTCCGGGCGTCACCCAATGGGCACCGAGTACCTACCGCCTCAACGGCGAGGAGCATCTCTGTAACTGTGAAGAACAGGAGACGCTGTTCCGACACTACCTCCTAGCGCGCATCCCGCAGGAGTACATGACGCTCTCGTTGAAAGAGTACACGGGAGACAAGGCTGCTCTCAAGGTAGTGAAGAGCTACCTGGAGAACTGGTCCAACATGCGCAAGCATGGCCTGAGCCTGGGCTTCTATGGAGAGCAGGGCACAGGCAAGACCTTCCTCGCTACCTGGCTCGCGCGAGAGCTAATCAAGGCCGGTGAGTCTGTGTACTACGTCTACTTTCGCCAGGTCGTCAACACCTTTGAGCTACCGTACGAGGCGCGCAAGGATGTGGAGGATCGTCTACGTGATTGCACCGTGCTAGTATTGGATGAGCTTACTCGACCGATCTCGGATGCGCAACGCGCGTTGTTCGGAGAGAAGTTCGAGGAGTTGATCCGGCACCGGAGCAACTACAACAAAGTCACGATGATCACAACGAACTTGACGCCGGATGAGCTTGGCAAGGTGTACCCGCGTACGTATTCCCTCTTGGCAGCCAAGGAGAAGCCCGTCAACGTCAATGGTGGCGACAAGCGTAGGGAAAGCATCGGAATGCTGAACATTGAACTAGCGGAGAACGGAGAGGTAAGGCCAATCACATGAGCACCAAGGACGAACGGATACAAGAACTGAGTGCCGACCTGGACCAGGCCGAAGGCGAAAAGGAGGAAGGCGACCTCGCGTTGGCTCAAGCTGAGGCGGAGATCGAGTGCTGGCAGGAGGAGGTTGATCGACGTGACGAGGACAACGAAGTCATGAAGGACCTCGCTCACGCGTCTATCAATTTCGCTTACGCGATACACAAAGCCGCGAACCACGCTCTTCAGCGCGAGCTACTCGATGCCTTCGGAGTGGAGCTAGCCGATGTTGATGAGGGCTAAGACTCATCGGCGCATCCTGGGCGAAGCCGCGCACGATCATCAGAAGCAACTGAACGGATGTCGCGCTGACCTCGCAACGCGGGATGCTCGCATTCGTGAGTACGTCAAGCTGGAGAGTAATCCTGAGGCCATCGCACGATGGACAAGTCCTGATGGCAAGCGTGTACTCAACGATCTTCAGTCGGCGCTGCGCCTGATCCAGGAATACCAGCGCTCGCTCTCTGTGGTCCTTGCTGCGGACCCTCACTATCGAGAAGCCGATGCTCTCTTGGAGCAATGGGGCATGAAGGGGGACCCGGCCAAAGTAGTGGCGGGCTTCCAGAACATCCAGACTCCGCCCTCCGTGATCGAGGTCAACGAGCGAGGCAAGGCGGTAAGTTCTCGTCGCGATGTGGTCACCGGAGCCTGCGAGCCTATCGTACGCGCCCACGTTGGGAACGAGGAAGAGATCGAGAAGCGCACGCAGGGCGACGCCGCACTCTATGGTGACCAAGCCTACGGACAGGAGACTGCGACCCTCGTGGCCGAGCGCACGCCAGAGGGAGATCGTCTGTACTTCGTTCGCAAGGATGAGCAGGTCCCAGAGGACGTGCAGGCGGCGCGAGCTACGACCGCATGCGCTCCGGGTTCAGGGCAGGTCGAAGTTGACGATTCGCCCAAGTAGTCTGCTAGCGTAGACTTGTGCCCAACCTCGACCCTGACAAAGAGCTACTCTCTCATCTGCCAGACTCCGATTCGTGGTTGGTGCTACGGGCAGAAGGCTTCCGCGATGTCCTGATTCAGGACGAGGAGATTCGGGAAGTCTACCAGTGGGCGGACAACCATCTGCGCGAGTATGGCGAGGTAGCAACGGCCCTTGTCCTGGAGGATGAGTTCGACATCGAGTTCACGGAGCCGCAGACGGCTATCGGTGATCTCATCGACCGCATGCGCCTGCGGTACATGCACAACGAGGGGCGCGAGGCGCTCAAGGCGATCACCCAACAGTACAAAGAGGATGCATCGCTTGTCCCGAAGCTCCTCCTCCGTCACGGCAAGGAGCTAACCGAACTCCTCACTCGACGCGGCGAAACGTACGGCAACGGAGACTTCGAACGTGCGATCCAGCGCTACCTCGACAGAGCGACTCAGGGCGTCGGCCCGAGCTTTGGATTCGAAGAGCTAGACGAGTACTTCCATGGAATGCGAGGCGTGTCCATCTACCTGGGTCCCCCCAAGACCTGGAAGAGTTGGTTCATGGTCAAAGCTCATCTCTCGAATGCCATCGCAGGCAAATACCCGTGGCTCTTTTCTCTGGAGCTTCCGGCCGAGGAAACCTACCTGCGCACATGCTGCATGATGGCTGACATACCATGGTGGAAACACACCCACAATGCCTTGTCTCCTGACGAGCGGAAGCTGATGGACGAGGCCATGATGGCACTTGACAGCGAAGGGGCGCACAAGATCATGAAGCCCCCGCAAGGCGAGCGCTCGCTGGAGGAGATGGTCGGCCGTGCCAAAGACAATGGAGCCGGGGTCGTCCTCATCGATCAGCTTCAGTACGTCGAGGTTGATGGCAAGTCTCTCGGTGCTTGGAACAAGACCGAGAAGTACTTCGATGTGCTCGACCATGCACGCAACTTGTCCGACGAGATACCGATCTGCTTCGCCCATCAGTTCAATCGCACGACACTCAACGCCGAGGAGATGCCGGTTGTGCAGCAGGCCAAGGGATCGTCTGCCATTGAGGAGACATCGACCGTGGTCCTGGGACTCTGGGCCAGCAAAGACATGCGCAAGTCGGGGCTCATGGAAATCGGAGTGCTCGCGGCGCGCAATCACAACTTCCGCAATTGGAGGGTGGATGTCGATCTCTCGAAACGATGCAGCTTCGAGATTACAGGAGTCGTAGAGGATGACTAGAATCCCTGCGCGCATTATCCGACGCAAGGCTTCGGATGATCCTACGCCGATTCCTAACTGGATGGACGACTCCGAACAAGTTGGTCCCTGTCCCTGCGGCGAGCCATTCGATCCCGACGATTGCATTGTGGTCGAAGGCGACGCAGAACTAGCTCGCTGGTTCCATGAGGAGTGCATCAATTGGTTGGAGTATGAGATGACAGACGAGGAACTTGAGGCCAAACGAGAGTATGAAGAGTACCGACGCCTCATGGACGAGGACGACGATGAGTAAACGCCCTGTAAAGTACAGCACCTTCGCTGATCAGATCGATGTGGACGCCTTCGAGGAAGCCATCGACTTCGAGCCCCTAGATCATCTCAAGGGTGAGGATGTGGGCTATTGTCCCGATCTCTGGGGCATGCATAAGCACGGTGACTCTACCGGTAAGTTCGCGATCAACCGCGAGAAGCGCGTCTATCACTGTTGGGTCTGCGGTGGAGGTAACTTCCTGTCGCTCGCGATGGAGTTCTTGGGCGAAGATGAAGAGGCCGCGACCGAGTGGCTCAAGCAATTCGCGCACGGGGACATCCGCTCTGACTCTGATTTCGCCGACGACATCCTCGATGTACTGGCCAAGCACGAGGCTCGCAAAGCGGAACGCATGCCCTACTTCAATGAGCATGTCCTGGGTCAGTTCGATGCCAAGGGAGAGGACCATGTGTTCTTCAAGGAATGGTGCGCTAGCCGAGGCATCGACTACTCCGTCATGGTCACCCACAAACTGGGCTACAGCAGCAGCCATAGGCGTTCGGCCCCCTTGGAAGGCGGCGAGAAAATCGATGACGACTTCTTTGGACGCGTAGCGGTCTTCCCCCACTACTGGGAAGGACGGCTCGTCGGATGGCAGCAGCGGTGGATAGACTTCAGCAAGGATGATCCGGACTGGCCCAAGTGGCTGCCCAAGTACACGAACACGAGCGACTTTCCGAAAACGACGACGCTTTACAACTACGTTCACGCTCTCAAGAGCAGCGAGAAGGTGGTCGTGGTCGAGTCTGTACCAACCGTCCTCTTCCTAGAGAGCATGGGGGTCAATGCCGTAGCCACATTCGGTTCCGGCGCGGTTGAGAGCCAACTGCGTCTCTTGCGCGACTTCACACAGGGCGTCATCATCGCCCCAGACAACGATGCTCCGGGTGAGAAGTTCGCGCAGGGCGCGACCCAATATCTAGAGCGCTACGTCGAGGTCACTGTACTGCCCCCAGTCAAGCTCAAACCAGGTGCAGACCTAGGCGACTACATGGACGTGGATGATCCCGTGGACGCCCTCTACGATCACTTGCAAAAGGGCGAGGTTTCGGGCCTCTCCGTAGAGTAGAGGTCAATGGCACTCTCTCAAGCTGAACGCGATGCTCGATACTACAAGCGCCACAAAGCAGCCATCCTTGCACGGCGCGATCTGAGCAAGATCATTGCTTGGCAGAAGAGACACGCGGCGAGATTCAAAGCCGCCCAACGACGCTACGGTGCGAGTCCAAAGGGCAAACGGACTATGCGCGCTAGCGCTGCCAATCGCAGGGCTCGTAAGCTGGATCAATTCATTGAGAACGTCGATCCTGAGATCGTCTACGAGATGCATGGCGGCATGTGCGGCATCTGCAAGAAGTTTATCGACGGCGACTTCCACGTCGATCATGTCATCCCGCTCGTCAAGGGCGGCATGCATGGCTATGTCAATGTTCAGCCTGCGCATCCTAGCTGTAATCTACGCAAGGGCGCGACATAATAGGTGATGGTGATGACGAAGTATCAGAGCGTTGAGAAGGCGGAGGTCTTGACCCCCGACGAGCATCGACGCATTGAGGCAGGCTTGCATCGCCTAGGCAAGACCTCTGCGCAAGACCTCACTGAGGAGCAGCGTCAGCAGGTTCTTAGCCGTCCCGAGCAGAAGTAGCCGGAACCCCTTTTGGGGACCTGCTATGCTCAACGAGATCAATCGGGCTGACGGTCTTAGACCGGCCCAAGAACGGAGACAAATAGCATGTCTGAGATACGCAGAGGAGCAGCAGCAATCCAGGAGGCAGCAGAATCTTCTGGCCAGGGCGGTTCGTGGAGGCCCTACCTACCTTCCATCTTCTGGAAGGAGGACAAAGAGGAGCGGTATGTCCTCTTCCTGAACGAGGTCGATGACATCCCGACCTTCGACATGATTCAGTTCATCCCGACCGAGAACGAATTTTACCAGGAAGCGGTGGCAAAGACTTCTGAGCCATTCAGCGAGCGGTACGACTTGTTCGAGAAGCAGTGGGACGCCAAGGCCGTTCAGCGCAGCGTCGCCATCGCGGTCGAGCTAGAGCCGGTCATCGAGGTCGTCAACGTCAACGGCAAAAACCGACGCAAGCCGGTTGGGTTCGAGGTCAAGACGGTCGAGTACGAGCGTCGCATCCTTGACGAGGATGGCGAGGTCACTGACGAAACAGAAGAGGTCACGGCTCCGGCCATCGGGTACATCTCTCAGTCCCCGAACAACTTCTTCAACCACGTCACCAACTACGATGCGAATGATGCACCGATCACGGTGACGGCGCTGAAGATCACTCGCCTTGGCAAGGACAAGTCCACGTCCTACTCCGTTCAGGGGTATGACGAACAGCCCATCGACCTGTCGAATCTCGTTGCGTTCGTGGATGGCATCAGCTATCTCACCGACGAGATGGACGAGGTTGTTGAGACGGTTACGGAGCAATCCCCAGAGGATGCTGCGGCCTACCTCGGCAAACTCCTCCTCGACAAGCGCGAGGGAGAACTGTTGGACGACGACCGCTACCAGGAGTTGCTAGAGGGTGTCACGGAGTCGATGGACATCTACGGCAACAAGAAAGGTCGCAAAGGCAAGGGCAAAGACACCAAAGAGGGACGGCAGCCCCGTAGCTCACGACGTAGCGCTACTCGCGCAGCGGCGGAGGCCGAGGATGCTGACGAGCCCAACGAGGAGTCCAGTGACCCGGAGCCTACGGAGGAGGTCGCTCCAAAGGGACGTACCCGGAAAACGGCTACGAAACCAGCAGCCAAAACGGCCAAAGCTAAAACAGCAGCCAAAAAATCCGCAACCAAACAGACTCCGCAGGAGCGGATGAAGGAGTTGCGCGCACGCGCGGCTGAGAAAGCGGCTGCAAAGGCATAACGGGTGCTCAACCCGAAGAACATCGTTAGCCTGTGCGAGTGCGGGTGTAATCAACCCGCCTCGCCAGGTAAGCGATTCATTAGTGGACACAATCGTCGGGGTAATGGAACCCGTGATCTGTTCTGCAAGAAGGGCCGTTGGTATGTCACTACACGCATCTCCAATCAGCACATGCCCTGGTCCCATGTCGTCATGTGGGACAAGACGGGAACGCCGGTTGGTCCCGGTGAAATCGTCCATCACGAAGACGAAGATTTCCGCAACGACGACCCCGATAATTTGGTCCTCTATGCCTCTCAGACCGAGCACATGCTTGCCTGTCATCCTCAGGAGTGGGCGTGGCAGATGCTCAAAGCAGCCGTACGGGAGTTGGGTACCGACGCCGTTCGAGGTTACCTTGATGCTCAATAACAAGAAAGGAATCGCGCTCTTCACCGATGGGTCGGCCTATCACAAGGACGGCTCCGGTGGATGGGCGTGGGCAGCCATCGACTGTTTCGGCGGCGAAGAAATTGGTAGCGGCAGCGCTTCCGATGTCACGAACAATCAGATGGAGATGACAGCATGGATCAAGGGGCTCGATCACCTGTTCGAGTCGCTTGGTTCATGCGATGTCCTCGTGTACAGCGATAGCCAGTACGTCGGATACGGCGCGATGGATAGGAAGCGAGCACGACGCAGGAACAAGGGCCTCTGGGTCAGCATCGACCTGGCGATAGATCAGCATCGCTACATCGAGTTCGTCTGGGTCAAGGGTCATCACGACAGCCACTACAATCAGTTGGTAGACGAGCTAGCCGGGAATGCCCGGAAGCAAGGACGCAATGAGCCTACACGTACATAGCGAGTTCTCTTCCCTCGACGGCTGGTCCACAGTCGATGAGATCGGCGACCGCATGGTGGACATCGGCTGCCCCTTCTGCGGGCTGACCGATCACGGCGTTGTCGCTGGCCACATCGACTTCGACAAAGCCATGCGCAAGCGGGACATCAATCCCGTGTTCGGGGCCGAGCTATACCACGGCATAGACTTCGAGGGACTCAAGAAACAAGACCGCGACCAGGCCCATCTCCTCGCCCTCGCGATGACGGATGAAGGATTGAAGAACCTCTGGCGACTCGTCAACGCGACAGCCGACCGCGATCACTTCCATCACGTTGGACGTGTGACAAACGAGGACATCGTGAAGTACAAGGAGGGCATCATGTTCACGTCGGCTTGCCCATTGGGGCTCGTGCCCAAGGGCCTGCTCCGAGGGGACACGACATACCTCAACTGGTACCTGGACAACCTGGGTGACAACTTCCGCATGGAGATCACGACGTACCCTGGCGATGCGGAGTGGCGAGACAGAGACTCGGAGGATGAGGAGGCCGTCATCACCCCTCGCCTCATCAACGAACTCGTCATCGAGGCGGCTGACGAGCGAGGCGTACCGATCACCTATGGAGACGACGGACACTATGCCCGCCCAGATCAGTACCCGGAACATGACATGTACCTTGCTGCGCAGACACGGCAGTCGATCTACACGCCTGTCGAGGAGCGCAAGATGTGGCATCCGCCTAACGCGGTGTGCATCAAGGACGAGGGAATGGTGCGCGAGGCACTGCATTATCTATCAGAGGAGAGGGTAGATGAAGTACTAGCCAACACACGCGAGGTCGGAGAACGAGCCGATGCACATCTGCCTGCCGTAGATCGGCCGCATCTGCCGGTGTTCATTCCGCAGGACTGTCCATGGGTGGAGGAAGACGAGGAGCGCAACGCCACCGATCTCTTCATCGATCTCGTCGGCGAGGGCATCGACCGCATCTACGGCGGTACCGAGCGTGAGGAGGAGGCTTGGGCGAAAGCCACGCACGAGATGGAAGTGCTCATCGAGGACGGCCTGGAGCACTACTTCCTCATGGCATGGGATGTGGTCCAGTTCTGCAAGCTGGAACGGATCAACATCGGTCCCGGAAGAGGCTCTTCCGCAGGAGCCATCGTCGCATACGCACTCGGCATCACGGACGTAGACCCGCTGCACTACGACTTGTACTTCGAGCGCTTCTGGAACAAGGGCCGTACCGAGGGCTTTCCTGACATCGACACGGACTTCGCCAAGTCTCGACGCGAAGAGATTCGCGAGTACCTGATCGAGCGATGGGGTGAGAAGCGCGTCTGCTCCATCGGGACGATCACTCGCATGAAGCCCATCGCCGTCATCGAGAAGCTCGCTGTGGCTTGTGAAATCGGTCACGGGGACATGGAACACCTGAAGAAAATCGTCAAGCAGACGAAGGACATCGAGATTCACGGCCACGAACAGATCGGTTGGAGCCCCGAGCGCGAGCCAGACAAGGTGATCTACATCAACTCTTCCACGGAGCAGAACCCGGAGGGGGACAAGGTAGGACAGGAAATCGAGGAGTGGATCGGGACAGACAAGAAGCGACGCAAGTACATCGAGATGTGCGAAGCTGCTTGCTCCCGGAACTCGAACTACGGCATCCATGCTTCCGGAATAGTCGTGTCGGATATCGATCTGGAAGACTACGCTCCTGCGTATCTGCGCGGAGGTAAGGCGGAGGGTATTCCAGCCACGCTCTTCCCGATGAGCGAGATCGACAAGCTCAAGCTGATGAAGCTCGATGTCCTGGGACTCAAGACGCTCGACACCCTCGCCGAGTGGGACATTCTCATGGAGGAGAAAGGCGTTACGACCGAGTGGTCTGGGCTCGACCGCGAGAAGCATCCTGAGGAGATGTGGGACCTCATGGAAGAAGGATTCGTGTCCGGCGTCTTCCAGTGCGAGACGCACGCGGGCAAGGACCTGGCAGAACGACTCAAAATGCGCTCTATCGAGGACCTTGGTGTGCTCGTGGCGCTCAACCGTCCGGGTCCGCAGCGTGCGGGTGTGCCGAACCGCTACATCGCACGCAAAGAGGGGCGGAGTGAGATCACCTACCCGCACCCGATGCTCGAAGAACTGCTCAAGCCGACCTATGGACTGTTCGTCTATCAGGAGCAGATCATTAGGTTCATGGGGGCGCTTGGCTACTCCCTCGGCGACGCTGATGCCATGCGCAAGATACTTGGTAAGAAGCAGCCCGAGAAGCTGACCGCGTTGCTCCAGGGTAAGGGTGAATGGAAGGGCAAGGGCTTCCTGGAGACGGCTGTGGAGAAAGGCTTCACGAAGAGCCAGGCCAAAGCGGTGTGGGATGACATCGTAGGCTTCGCGAGCTACTCGTTCAACAAGAGTCACTCCATCGCCTACGCGATCATCGCGTTCCGTTGCCTGTACGCCAAGTACTACGGCCCGCAAGAGTTCTACATCGCTTGCATCCGTACGGTGGCTAAGGACAAACGAGCAGAACTGACGCCGGAGTACATCAAGGAGGCTCGTCGTATGGACATCAAGGTATTGCCTCCAGACATTCGTCACTCGAAGAGTCAGGTGGACGTACATGACGGCAACATCTACTTCGGGTTCTCGGACATCAAGGGCGTGGGCATAGGCGGTGCGTATCTCGTCAAACTACGCGACGAGAAGGGTCTGGACGTGTCGTCTCCTGAGGCTCTAGAGGAGGCACTGAACGAGTTCAACGAAGAAGAGCTTACAGCCAAGAAGGAAGCGCTCAAGGAGGGCCATCCCTTTCCCGCCGATTGGAAGTCACCAAAGCAGGTCCTCAATGAGAAGAAGCTCTCCCTCGTGTGTGCGGTTGGCGCATGGGATGCGCTAGAGGGCTCCATCGATCTGAGATCGAAGCAGAAGTTCGAGCAGGAGTTCCTCAACGTGATCCTGACCGACGACACGGAGGAGATACTAGAAGCTCACGCAGAGGAGATCGAGGAGAAGTGTGACGACTTCCGAGTCGCTGCTATGGCATGGGAGGATCGAGAAAGCGATCCGGAATTGGAGTACGAGTGGGTGGACGGCGATGGAGATGAGATTCCGATGAAGGATCGGCATCGAGAATTCCGCGTATGTGGTATCATCACTGGTGTAAAACCAACCAAGGTGAGGGCCACCGGTAAGGCGATGGGCATCGTCACAATTGAGAGCGGACGACATGAGTTGACCTTCGCGTGCTTCTCGAACAAGTGGCCTACGAACAAGGCTCTCTTCAGACCACACAGCGTCGGTATCTTCACTATTCGTCACTCCCCTCCAAGCGGCAAACGCGGCGAGGGCTACAACTTCGAGAAGGGGCATCTACTGAAATGAGTAGGGACACACAACGGAAGCAGCTTGAAAAGATTCGTCACAAGACGGTGGAGAACTTCGGCCTGCATTCGTCCGTCCTCGGCAGTGAGAAGTACACGCTCAACGTCGTCCCGTCCCCATCATTGATGTTGGACTTCAAGCTAGGCCGAGGCGGATTCCCTTACGGAGGCATGGTCGAGGTATTCGGGGGCAACGGCTTGGGCAAGACCACTTGCATCGGTTACGGCACGCTCGCTAACGTGCAGCGCCAGGGTAAGCTCCCGGCACTCATCGCCATGGAGCCTAACTGGGACGCCGACTGGGCGTTCAAACTTCACGGGCTCGATCCCGACCTCATCCTGGTCCAGCGTCCTGACAACGTACAAGAGGCGTTTGCCATGCTCTACGATCTCGTGTACGAGACGGACATCGACTACATCTTGGTCGATTCCATTGGGGCGATGGGCGATCAGTCCGTACAGGGCGAGGATGTCAAGACGAAGGCGTATGGGGTGTCCGGAGCAGTCACGTCGGGACTCAATGCCATCATGCCTCGGCTCTTCAAGTCGAACAAGGGCCTCATGCTTCTCAATCAGCAACGCCAGGGCTCTGGTGGTACACAGACGTGGTACGAGTCTCCCGGCGGTGAGGCGCTCAAGCATCACGCGCTCGTACGCATCCAACTGAAGCCTGGTGACAAGAAATACAAAGCGAAAATCGATGGCAAGGATGTCCTCGTCGGACGCGAACTCAAGTGTGTGTTCAAGAAGAACAAGATGGCGCAGGCAGCCAGCAAGTCAGCCGAGTTCGATTTCTACAACATCGAATCGGAGGATTACGGCATCCTCGGCGTGGACCGTGTGTCCGATGTCATCAAGACGGCGAAGGTGGCGGGCGTCATCAAAGGAAGCAGTTGGCTGGAGCACCAGGTCTTCCCCAAAGGCAAAGTTCAGGGCATTGTCAAGGCCCGGAAATTCTTCCAGGCCAATCCCGAGGCATTTGATGTGATCCACAGCGATGTGATGGCCGTGATGATTCAGAACGAGCTACTCGCAGCCGAGGCGAATGGCGAGCGGCCTGCGCTCAAGGTAGTCGAGGCGTGAATGGCCCATCGAGGCACTGTCAAGCGCCTCTCGGTTGATCACGAGGAACACGTCGCTCGTCTCTACGGAGGAAAGCGGTCACCATCGTCCGGGGGTGCCGGACATGACAATGGCGATGTCAGATGTCCGACACTGCTGGTAGAGTGTAAGGCCACGATGAACGCTCGCCCCAAGGTCCTCAAAGAGTTCGAAAAGATCGCCAAGGAGGCATATGCTGAGGGCCGCACGCCCGCTCTGGCTCTCCGCTATTTCGCCCCCGAGAGCATTCTTGCTGACGTGGGCGGTTGGGTGGACTTGATCGTGTACAACGTGAAGGACGACCATGATCAAGCTCGATAAGGGAATCGACAAGGACAAGATCGTCCGCAACCTCGGCAAGAAGTACAAGCTCGTGCCGCATCTGGAGCGTGCATTCAAAGACTTCGAGGACGCGTGGGAGTTTCGCTACGAGGAAAAGGAGCACGATCAGGCGTGGCATCCTTCGGGCCATTGCACAGAGCCCCCGACCCTGCTCTACAAGATCGCGACCGGCGAGACAGACGGCTTTGGTGAGATATCTACGTCACTCCGCAAGACCTTCCAGGTCGGTCACTTCTGGCATCAGCTTCTCCAGTACGTCGTGGTCAACAAACTGGAGATGTGTAGGCCGGAGGCTGTCGAGCGCGTAGCCACGAAGGACTGGTCCGCTAAGAAGGACCAGCAACCCTATCACTGGGTACGAGGCTCCGGCGACCTCGCTCCGGTAGAAACCCCTAGCTGGAAGGGACTCGTAGACTTCAAGACCATGCACGCGCAGGCGTTCAAAGAGGCACGGATACCCGCGCGGTTCGAGGCCAAGTATGAGTGCCAGATCAACATCTACATGGACCTGTTTGATGAGGATGAAGCGATCATCCTTCCTATCAACAAGGATAGTGGAGAATTCAAGGAGTTCCTCTACGAGCGCAATCAGGACCTCATCGATGTGATCTACGAGAAGTGGGAATTCGTATCGGCCTGCGTCGATGCTGGTGAACCACCCACAGACATGGATGACGAGATGTTCCCACTCCCTCTAACGGGACCGATCTCCGTATGAGCAACATCATGGCCATGGACCCCGGTGCCACGCGCGCAGGGTGGGCTATCCTCGGTGACTATCCTCCTGCGCCACCGACTTACATAGCCTCCGGCGTCGAGCACTGTCCCCGACTGAGCAAGAAGCACCCATTTCAGAAGTACCGCATGGAACTGACCGATTACTGGGTAGGCAAGGCCCACGAGTTGATTGAAGAGTACAACCCTAGCCTTCTGATCTCCGAGACGGTCCCTTCGCGCGGCGCTGGCATCCCTGAGCAGTTGTACGTGGCCAACGTGATGATCACCACCGTTCACGCAATTGCCATTGCCTACGGCATTCCTGTGGAGCAGGTATCGGCGCGTACAGTGCAGGCGAAAATGGCTCTGCGCAAGCCAAATGTGAAAGTGACGAAACCTCAGGTCCGCAACGGTGTACTTACTCATCTACCGGAAATGAAGGAGAGGTTGATGAAGAATGTCAAAGTATTCGAGGAGTCTGATGCACTAGCCATAGGGTTGTGGTACCTAGGGGTACAAACCAATGTGCTATAGTGGACACAAATGGTCGCTGCAAAAAAGAGCAACAAACCTACCGCGCCCATCCCGCTGCATCGAATACTCCGCGAGGTTCTAAGGCACTACACCGAGTATCGTGAACTGGTCAACTCGGACGGTCGGCTTCACGTCCTCGACTATGGGTACTGGGTCTACAACGAGGATGGCACGCGCTCTCACAAGGAGCACGTCTCAATCTCCTTCTGGGACCTGCACAACGGTCTTCAGGAACTAGCCCCTCGCAAGCGCGAGGCGATCTTTTACAACGTCATCCTTGACATGAAGCAGAAGGATGTTGCCAAGATCATGGGTATAACTACCGTGAGCATTGGTCAGTACGTCGAGGCAGGCACGATCCAACTCGCCAAGAAGTACTTCGCAGAGGTACCCGATGGCGACTGAGGTCGAGGACGAGGATTACGACATCCTTGAGGCTGAAGAGCAGGATGCCGTCTTTGACCCGGCCCGGAAGTACACGTCGGAAGAGCTAGTTGCCTTTGCCGACCAACTCCTTCGCGAGGATTCGAACCGAGAGTTATGCCGCAAGTGCAAGGCGAAGGATGACGACGGAGACTGGCTGCCCTACGGAGAAGAGACGGGTCAGGTCGAGTCCGTTCCGCAATACGACGATGGAGGGGAGCCGCTTCTCGATGACGAGGGCAACCAGCTATACTTGGAGTTCCCCGAACTGAAGTGCGAGAAAGGGCACAGGTGGTTCCACGGAGAGGGTCAGCGCCGGGACATCCGAGGACCGAATCCGATCCTCTTTGAGAGTCACTTGTACAATCGCAAACGTCGAGAGATTTACACAGAGTCAGGCACACCCGATCCAGCGTTCACAATGGATAGGCACGGTAGACCCACACAGGGCATGTACAATCGCAGTCACCCCGAGGGACGCAAGATCAATACTAAGACTCAGCGCGCCAAAAACGGAGCCAGTTACTATCGTTAGACTGATGTGCTATACCCCCAACAACAAACGATAGAAGGAGAAGTGATGAAGACAACAGAGATGAACGGTCCAGCGCTACTTGAATGGTGTGGCACTGACGCCGCTCGATGGGCACAAGCATTCGCCGAACATTCACCTGCCGGTCCCGATGAGAAATGGGACGAGGGCTTTTTGATCGGGTGGTTCGCCAACGCCATGTGCATGGCAGACGAGGAGCGACGTGCCAAGGAGGAGAAGACGACCATCGAAACCCTCGGCTTGCTCTCAGCCGTATTGGCCGACCACAGTGGCGCATGGGACGGGCTCGCGCCCAACTGGTTCCCACAGCCACCCGAGTGGCTTCAGCTATGGCGAGAGTGCGAGGACGTAATCACCTGCGATCCTGATGCACCCGACAAGCCGACGATCACCTACAAGGTCGCTCCAGGACCGGGCCACGCACAGGCGTTCCTAGATCGACTCGAAGCGATAGATGGATAACGTCGAGGCACAAGAACTCGGCGTCTCTGACGACGAGCGAGCGAAGCGCCGGAACGTACTTGAGAAACGTTCCGGCGCTGATCTCAAGAAGAAGTGGGAGCAGAGCGACCGCGCTGCACTAGAGCGGCGTGAAAACGAAATCGCTCCCGAAACCATCACATCGCCACGGTGTAGCGTCTGCCAGAGCGAACACCGCGAATGGATCGAGATCGCCCTCATCAAAGGGCACTCGTACAAATCGATAGCCGACCGCGTACCCCCTGACGAGGACGGTAAAGGCATCGACCGGCGCTCGATAGCCAATCACTATCAGCACCACATGGATGTGGAGCGCATGGTGATCCGAGGAGAGCTTGAGGCCGAGGCCAGGGCGCTGCAACAGAATGTCGAGGAGGGAGTGCAAGGTGCGCTCACCGACCGAGGCATGCTCAAAGTCCTGGCACGCAAAGCATTCGATGATGTTATCAAGGGCGTCACGACGGTTGAACCCAAGGACCTCATTCAGATCATCAAGCTCCTCCACGATCTCAATGAGAACACGGCCAACGTCAAGGCCGAGGAGAACGAGATCGCGCTGCGTACATTCGTGCGCTCTGTACAGGTCGTGTGCGACCAACACACCATCCAGAAGATCGTCCTCGAAGCCGAACGCATACGCAAACAAGACGACGTACAGTACGCCATGGAGGGTATCCTGGAGAAGCCTCTGCCCGAGCTAATCGAGGGGACGGTTGTCGATGGAGACTGAATTCAACAAGTGCGAGCACTGCGGAACGTGGCACGAGATCAAAACGACCACGTTCGGCGGCGTACCGGTCAAGACATGCCCATATATCCCCAGTAGCATAACGGGGTACTGGTATACTGGGCTAAGGGACCCCGATGAAGAGAACCCGATATCAGCTTCTTACAACCCCACTCTTGGACAAGATCGAGAGCTTGTCTCGTGACGAGCAAGCTCAGTATCTCTTCCTGAGCACGAGCGACGAGTTCAAAGGTCGCTGGCAGGTCACGGCGCTCTGGCCCGACTTCTTCTTCGATTTCGAGGACATCATCGGGCACTATCGCACGGTGTCTCCAGCCAAGCTGGACGAATTCCTGTCGTTCGCAGATGAGACGGGTTACGTCATCGTCTTCGAGGACCCACCCGAGGCTATCTTGGAAGCATACGAGAGTCTGAAAGACCCTCCACCATTCTCTCTCAATTCCTCCCTTGAGAACACAGTCAACGGGATGTTTTCGTGGCAGACGGAAGGGTTCAACAAGCTCATACGTGACGAAGACCTTCAGGCGGGACTTGTGGTCTGGGATACGGGTACCGGGAAGACGGCATTCATCGCAGCGGCCTTGAAGTGGCATGAGGAATGGGGACACCCATATGACCTCGCTCTCATCGTCGTAAAGAAGAACAACAAGATCGACATGCAACGTAAGATCAAGGCGCTTGCCGGGTTCGAGTCGTTCGTGGTCGAGGGTCCGCCCAAAAAGCGTGACCCCGTGTATGCGGCTATCTCTGATGCTCTCGCGGAGAAACGATCACCGATCATGATCACCAACTACGAGAAATTCCGAGACGATGACGAGATGTTCAAGTGGCTCATGGGAGGGCGTGACTGTCTCGTCTTCTGGGATGAGATGCCGACACGCCTGAGTGAACGCACAACGAAAGTCTACGAGGCCGTGCAGAAGTGTCTCTGGAAGGTCTTCCAACCCAAGAGAGGGCGACCCACAGCACGACCCAAATGGATGCGTCAGTGGGAGCTAACCGCCACTCCCATCGAGAACTCTCCTGCGGGGGTCTTCAACTGCATTCGGCTCATGGTGCCGTGGCTACTGGGTACGGTCACTAAGTTCGAGAAGGAGTATGTGGCAGGGCGCAATGAAATTTCGAGGAAGCCCGAGCACTGGCGACACCTAGATCGTCTGGAGGGACAGATCGAGCACATGACCCATCGCGTGAGTCGGGATGACCCCGAGGTAGCAAAGCTATTTCCTGAGGTCATGGAAGACCCGCTGATCATCGACTGGGATATGCGCGACCGTGCGGTCTACGACATGCTTGCTAGCAACGCAGTGAAAATACTCGAAGAGGAATCTGAGTCGGACGAATTCAATGTGCTCGCGATGATCCAGGTCATGCAGATGCTCTGCGATGCGCCCTCTATGATCGGTCAGTCGGCCGAGCATCGCAAAGAGTTCCTTCAGACCATCGCAGACCTTGGTGACGAGGACGATCTCCCCCGGCTGGATGGACCCAAAGGCTCCGAGATCGCATTGCGTCTTGTCGAATCGCTCAAACGAGCGCCAACTGACGACCACCACACTAAGTTCGACACCCTGCACGAAATCCTCACAGAGAAACATCCCAATGAGAAAGTGCTCGTGTACATGACGTGGGCAAGCTACGGCTATGGTCCGTTGACGGCCAAGCTAGATGAGTGGGGCATCTCCTACGTCGCGTACACCGGGACTGACAAACAGCGACAGGAGGCAAAGGATGCCTTTCGCAGCGATCCGGATATCCGAGTCTTCCTCTCATCGGACAAGGGGAGCGACTCCATCGACCTACCTGAGGCTGCCGTTGGCGTCAACTACAACCTCCCTTGGACGTGGACCCGTAAGCGCCAGCGTCAAGGGCGCAACGACCGAGTGGATTCTAAGCTAGAGACAACCTGGTGGTACGATCTCATCATGGCCAACAGCGTCGAGGAGCGCAAGCGAGAAATCATCGAGATCAAGAAGGGCTACCACAAGGTTCTCTTTGACGGGCATGCAGTCGAGGACGCTATCTCCGCCAAGCTCACCCGCGAGGACCTGATGTTCATCCTTACGGGCTAGCTACATCTGTCGTGGTGGCGGTGTCTTCCACTGTGCGCCGTCGATGTACCTGTCGTGTCGGTGCTGCATCGACGGTTACGGCCCCCTCTCCTGTGCTTTCCCGGTGCAAGTGCGTCGTGCGTGTCGCCACGTCACTTGCCAAAGCCACATCGCCGGTCCTACGCTGTGCATGGGTCGTACCGCTTGCCGCATCATGCGTGAGGGCAGCATCATTGACATCGCGCACTCGTTTGCCTCCACGATGTATCCATTCGGGCGTTGCTGGACCATCATCTGCTAGTGCGACATCGGACGTTTCTGCCACGCTTTTGACCGGCGGTTCTTCGGTGTTTTCTCCCCGGATCACATAGGGCGAGACGAATCCAAATGCCTCATAAACGAGATTGACTGGGCGAGCAACCGACCAGCGCTGATTACGCGAGTCGATGACGGTGAGAGTAACTTCGATGTTCGGGTCTACGACCTCGAACGTATGTGTGACGGTCGGTCCAAAGCCTTCAGTGCCATCACCAAAGGTCCAGTGGTACTCCAGAATCGTGACTCCCGGAGGCGTGCGGACGTAAGGACGTTTCGGATGCGCTGGATTGAACTCGGCTTCGAACACGACAGGGAGATGCACGGGCGTAGTGTTGAGCAGGTAACGCGTGTCACCTTCATATAGGGGTTCGTACGGGTAGGTGTCGCCGTCGTATGTAACGGAACCTGTCGGCCCATCCTGTTTGAAGAAGAAGTCGGCCTCAACATCGAGTGGCGGGAACGGAGGGTCGTTGATGATGGAGGCCATTAGACTACCACTATCGTTTCAGTGGACTCGCTGCGTAGACCATTGCGGTCGGTCACGACGAGAGTTGCGTGATAGGTACCTTCCTGCGTGTACCTGTGTTCAACGACCGTACTATCTCCTGCCTCGATGGCTCCATCTCCAAACAGCCACTCGCGTGAGATGATCGACGCAGTACCGTCTGTGGATTCATCAATGAATTCGAAGGTGCTAGGGTTCGTGCCATTGATGGTGAGTTTTGCGGTCGGCCCAATCTTGCCCGTGAGCTTTTCCTCAGGAAACACGAGACGCCCTAGCTGTGCGTATCGAGGGATGATCTTTGGACTTCTGATCGTGGCGTTCTGCCGCAGCGCTCGACCGCGTAGCTGTAGCTCTTTGCCACGCGGCGAGAGAAGAATACCCTTGCGATTGACGTTTACGATCTCCCGGAAGTCGGTCCAGGGAGCATAGTTGCTCTTCCATGGATCGTCCACGACTGATCGTGCGCTCCATTGCACGGCTCGCTCGAAGATCGAGACGCTATCGACCCACCAAGTAGAAGCCACTTTGGTCGGCTGGAGAATCTGAAGGGCATAGCGACCCGTCTGGAGGATCAGGTTATCCGGAATGCGCAAGATGACCTCCTGCCATTGATTCGTTTCGAGTTCGGGGATACCGAGCCTGTAGACAACGCCCTGGTCACTCACGAGGTTAGCGATGATGTTGCTCTCCATGACCTCATCGATGCTCGTGTACCCTTTGCTTGGGAAGAACGGCGGAAACAGGTGCGGACTAGGCAGCGTCGGCGCATGTACGGTTTCGACTCTTTCGACCTGCCTCGGTTCGCCCGCGAACCAGAGGTTGAAACGAATCTCGAATTGCGAGAAGTCAACGACTTCGAAGAGGTTGGTTTCGAGCCCAACGTTGTTGGTTGTACCGTCTGTGTCTACACGGAAGCTTTCGCCACTGGTTGTACGAGCTTTGTCTCGCGTGAGTCGCAGCGCTTTGGATTCTGCGGGGTACTGCTTGAACCCTTGGTCCCAGAGTTCTTCGTTGCCCGTGAAGCTGGCAAAGAGTTGCGCGCCATCGACGGGTGTGCGGCTCTCCAGCGGGGCACTCTCGTATTCGGCGAAGCATACGCTCCGGGGCCTGATATTTTGGACATAGGCATCCGCATCCCCTAGGGTGGCCTGCCAACCGACGCGCCCCTTGCGCCTGCGGAAGATGCCGTCATCATCGATGACCGTTGAATCGAAGATGGGCTCCTGGATAACCGTTTTGTCGTTGTTGAGACGATAGATGCGAAGGCGTGCGGTTGACCCCGCTAGCGATGCAACCAATAGGTAGTTAGCGTTGCTATCGAGCGGTTCTGGGAGTTTCGGGAACACGTAGCCAGGACTTGTGGAGTTGGCCATGGTGATACTCGTTTTGACGGCATCCCATTTGAGCGTGAAGAAAACCCAACTCTGCTCGACGGGGTTTTCAACCGCGATACGCTCAAGGTCCTCCATCGTCTCTAGGTGATCAAACTGTTCCATGGGGCGTTTGTCGAATTCGCCCACTGTACGAGGGAGGAACTCGACAGTACCTAGATCGGGCTGAGGCTTACCGTCGAGGTCAGACATAGTGATCCCAATGAGGTCTAGCTGGTTCTGGAAGATCATCGACTCCTCGCGGAAGAAGAGTGTGATGCTGTTGTCGTGCAGCGCTGACCCCGTATTGAAGGCAACCCCGAACTCCGTGTCGATTGGCGTCGGATCGTTGATCCCTGGCAATGGTGACGCTCGCCAGAGTGTGCTCTGGATGAAGAGAGGTCCGCTAGAGACGTTGCCATCGAGCGGCGTTGGTTTGCGGAGTCTACCGTTCCAGTTATCGAAGTCCACTGTGCTCACGACCCAACCCGGCTTGGCGGTCGGGGCAAGAACGAGCTTGAGGCCCATGATGATGAGTGAAGTGGGTTCATTGGCCACGACCCTGAAACGAACGCCGGTGATCTTCGACAGATCGATTGCGTTCTGCTGGAATGCAGAACGCAAAACCCGGAATTTGCAACTGCCTTCGATGAGCGCATCGAGGCTAGCTTTGAAGGTAACCAATGCCGTGACAGAAGCGTTGGAACAATGACCTTCCGGATCGGAGGTAAGTTCGATGCGACTCTGGTTCGTTTCGATCCCCGCGAGCGGGAAGTCAGGCAACGAGAAGGTGATGTAGTCGCTATCTGAGAAGTCCGTTTCCAGATCAAGAGGGTGGTCTGGCGTAGCTGACTCCAAGAACGTCAGTTCTTCTGTCGTGTCGAGTTTGAGCGCCGGATACTGGGCAACGGTTGGCTGGAACCCAAAGATGCCCTCGCTCCAGCGCTCATTCGAATCGGCCATGAAAGTACGAATGTCAACGTGCCTCTGGTAGGGGAAATGTTGGCGCGTTTCTTCGTCGTAAGCGTCATAGTTGATCCAGGCGTCCAGGTCGAACTCCTCGTGCAGCGGGATGTTAGAGCGTTCGGTCATTTAGTAGGTGAACCAATCCAGGTCTTCGACCACGAAGTCATTGCGGTCAGTATTTACATCGTCAGCACCCGTCTCGATGTAAAGCGATGTGTCACTTGCCTGCGTGTAGGTGTTGCGGATGAACGCTAGCTCGTTGAGGCCCGCGAAGTAAGCGCGGTTGTCTTCGAGGAGCGCACTCAGTTCCTTGTATTCGTGACGACAGGTAACCCAGAAGAACATGACTGGCATTGACTGATCCAGGATGATCGCCTGCCTGTCTAGTCCTGATACGGCGATGCTTGGGTTGCCTTCGAATGTGGGCGTGCCCTCGACAGGGTAGTTTTCCTGATTGTGAGCGTTGAAAGCAGCTTTCTGTCCAAGCAGCGTAAGCGGGTGTGCCCGTGCAGCGGGAGGCTGGAGGTAAGTGTTGATCGTGAGGTTGATCCTTTCCAGCGTTTCGGGGTCCACCTTATTGGCAGCGGGTCCGGCGATAGCGGGCGGCGGTTCAGGATGTTCTGGAGACAGCGGTCCTTGCTGGAGGCCCGCGAGGAGTGGTTTGTACGCGAGATTGAGTGCGTCGTATGCTACGCCTACGCGCTTGGCCACGAAGGCTGGCGTGCTGATTTCTGCGAGGAATGGGGTAGCTACCCAGTCAGGGAAGAGCTTGTACTGTGTCGGCTTCTGATAGTCGCCCGGATCATAGGGTCGAGCTTGAAGTTGACTGAACTCGATCTTGACGAACTTGGCAACGATGGGTTCTGGTAGCACATACGTCGTCTTGACGGCAGTCATAAAGGACTGCGGGACGTGAATCCATAGCTTCTGCTCCCACTGTTCGTCCGTCATTTCTCCTTCTTCCTCGCTGCCGGTGAGGTCTGTCGTGTAATAGACATTGAAGGCCACGCCTGGCGTGATCGGATCGAGGAGTACTGAGTCGATGACAACGGTATCGTCTTCAACCTCTGGCTCACGAATTTCGACGGAGCCAGAGCGACCGCGCTGATTTTCCCACTTCGAGCTAGGGCTGTCGCCATCGATATAGCTCGCGGCGACGAGTCCGCTGTTGACCATGGCTCCGTCGAGATAGAACGTATGCGCTGGCGTTTCTACATCGTGCAGATCGGACGGAAGAGGGATCACAACGCCCACAGAGGTCGTTCCTGAAGCCACAGGTGTGAGCGTGACCGAGAATCGCGTCCATTCGCTGGTGATTTCCACTCGTACTTCTTCATAACCAACTTCGCCATCGCCGATGACGAGTGCCACTTTGAAACCAGGTCCTATGGTCCGCGCCCAGATCGAGAACGTAATCGGTTTGTTCATGCCAACCTGGATTTCGTCCTGGTAGGCTCCTTCGGGTTCGAAGTAGCGTTTGACCGGATGCTCGTGTGTATTCACTTCGAGGCAGTGCGTCCCGTGAGGCGTTTCGAGCGTGTTGATGACGTTGAGAGTGGCCAGAGAATCGTAGTCGGAGAACGCGAGGCGTGCGTGAAGTTTCTGACGGAATTCCCCCGCTTTGATTTCTTCGACAGTAAAGGGTTCGACGGGTGTGAGGTCAGCTAGCGGTGGTGTGACTGTCCAGAGAGCCGGGGGCTGACCTACGATGTCATACTCGAAGCTTGGGTTCGTGATGCGATTGATCGTGCCGTACACGGGAACCTCCGGGAACGGGCGTACATCGGAGTAGTGACTAGTGACTGCAAAGCTCGATGGCTGTGGCGCAGAGAGCCAGTAGCCCGTCTCGACGTTGCCCCCGACTGGAGCTTGTGCTGAGGTATGAACCGCAACAGAGCGGTAAGGGTCCCCCAGGAAGTCCGTGCCGCTGTCGGCGGTAAGGCCGAGGAGTCGGAAGCAGAACGAGCCGGAGGGGCTGAGAGGGGTCTTCCCGTCGCTCTGGAAGCCTTCTACGAACCCCGGCAGTGGGTTGGGGTGCGCATAGAAGACATCTTCGATTCCGGACGCCGCCTGAAAGCCGATTCGTAGCTGTGATACGTCTGTGGTCATGCTGGCGTCTACGGGAATCTCCTTGTCCAGGATGACATCCATCCAGACCTGGCCATCAGCCTGCGCCCCGACGACAGTGCCTTTGGCTAGCGAGGTCCAGCCAGACCCAAAGAAGTACTCATCGATAGTCCAATTCAACGTGGCGATTTTCTCCTGGCCTGCCGCTATAGCCACGAGAAGTTGAAACCCAGAAAGGCTAGGAAAGCGCTGCTCGTCGCTGCGCGTACCGTGTCGATAATCTTCCGGAAGCCGGAAGGTTTGGTAGTGGAAGTCGGGACCAGCAGAGAGCGTCGCCGTCACGACGTTCTGATCGATCACCACTCCACTGTATTCGGCGCAAACGTTCAGCATCACACATTAGGGGGAAGAAGTGGTCTACGGCGATACATTGCGACCGATGCGCAGGTTGCGTACCTCAACGCTGTAAGGAGTAAAGCTTCCATCCGCTTCTAGGAACACGCCAGGGCGACGTATGAACTCGATTCGGATGAATCGTGTGAAGATCATGCTGCCGAGGGCGTTCTCGACGTTGAGAGACACGAGACTCCAGTTGTTCTCGTGGGTCGCATCGTAATGCAAGCTGAGCACTGATGAGGCTTCACGTTCGTTGACGTAGGTGACGGGCACAAAGCGACGCGCTGGAGCGCCGTCGAGCAGATCGTAGCTGACCAAGATGTCGTGCGGCTTCTTCGTTGCTTCAAAGACGATGAAGTTGACGCCCTGTACCTTGCCCAGATCGATCTCTAGGAAGTCTTCCCCTTCTGGACGCTCTAGAGAAGACCAGAAAGGAGCCGTTTCGGATGGGGCTCCCGAGATGGTCGTAAGCGTTTGATAGTCCACTGGGTAGATACCATTGACGAGGGGTACCGCACCTGCCTGTGTGGTTAGCGGTTCTGGTGGATCGACAGGTCCGTCTACGGCCTTGAATTCCTCGGTGGTGGTGTTGAAGGTGGCGAGGAATGGGAAGAGCGCACGTTGCGCAGGAGAGTAGATGCCAATATGTTCGTCTTTGTAGTTGTCTTGAACCGTGGGCCACAAGACAGTCGCATAATCAGGGTCGGTCAACGCAGCCTCGGTGTATGCGACTGCTGTACTGATATTGTGGAAATTGACGTAATGAGACTGCTGTGCGTTGAGGGATACAGGACCCTCGTGCTCGATTCCGGGTTCGATCCAGTGCGTTGCATCAACCGGTGGCCATGGCAGACCGCGCCTACCTGTGACGTAGCGCAAGACCTCGATGAATTCGGAATCTGCGAAGGACGCGCTCGGTATCTGACGCTTGGTGATGCCCGGAGCTTTGCCGGGTGTTACGATGGCCGTCATCGGCTTGATGTTGTCGATAGCAGCCTGCGCGTAGTACCAGTCTTCGACCGGGATAATCGCTGTCTCGCCATCAGCAGAGACACCGACCTGTCCGACTTCTACTTCAATCTCAACGAGATGTTCTTCGAAATCCGCAAGAGAGTTTTGCACAACAAGGATTTCCGGAATGGGCCTATCTGCCAGTTCGCCCGTGAAGCGGACGGTAATGGGGTTACCGGGAAGAGGTCCACCTTCGGTCACGACGTTGTGAGAGCCCACGACAGATAGGGCTTCGAGCGCTTCGCGAACTTCTATGAAGTCGGCATTGAATTGAAGCAACCCGGTAATGGTCGTGTTCTGGGGACCACCTTCTCCGTTTGCCCCCATTGGGATAGCAAGCCGGAAGGTACCCTGGAGCGGATTACCTAGAATCGAGAGCGTCTGCTGTGAACTTTGTGGTCGCTCTTGACGCGGGAGAAGAATGACCTCCTCGGTCGATTTGGTCACCCCGATGAAATCGATCCCAAGTGGGTCATCAGAGTATTTGTCGTACAGCGCGCGGTAATTCTCTACCACTTCCACGGCATGATCGAGGCCGGACTTGGCCGCAAGCGTAAGGCCCAGAAGCGTGCCGCCAGCACGAATGGCCTTGAGATAGTTGATGGCGCGATTCTTGTAGGAAGCATCCGATTCCTGAATCTTCTCCCACTTAGCATTCGAGAGAAGCCCCTCGGTATCGTCCTCGTACGTCTCGAAGGCAAGGCGAGCAAAGGAAAACGGTTCTGCATAGAGGGCGTCGAGTTCTGTCGTACGCAGACCATTAGCTTCGACGGCAAGTCGAGCTTCGAGGAAGTTCTTCTTGAGTCCACCCACTCCAGCGGGACCCAGTAGCGTGTACATGATCGCGACGAGGTTAGAATCAAGCGACTTGTTATAGAGCGATTCCGGGAAGGCATCAAGGTAGTTGATAGGGTGTTTGGGTCCACCCTGCGGCTCGATGAAGAACTGCTGGTTGATGACACCCGTAATGTCAGGCGGTTCGACTGTGCTGTTGATCGGTTCTGCCATTACAACTCCACAGGTTCGACATGGTGCGACCCACATTCAGAGCATCGTATGACAATGCCAGGACCATGTTGCCCTTGACGCAGTTGAAGGTTCTCAATGCGATTATCGGCTTTGTCTTCGTTGATGTGATGCACCGTCTCTGATGCGAGGAGCGCTCTGCCAAGAGCGACTTCTATTACCAATCGATGCTCTCTCTTGAGGCCCTCTTCACAGCGTACTTTGATATACCCTTCGCCGTCCAGTTTGCGCCAATGACCCGGCTCAGGCCAGTACGGTCGATCATATCTCATCGGAAACTTCGCGCCATTGAGTACTTTGTAAATCTTGGACTTGTACGTGCCCAAGTCTCTCATGATTTGAGTGATGGTGTCGCCTCGTTGATAGGCGTCTAGGATGGCCTCATCGATCATCGATCTAAGCCTTCTGCCATACGTTCTCAGCGCGAGGACGAATGATCAGACCCGGAACCGTGTCTCCTTCTTGCAGTCCGGTTGGCAGAGTAGGCAACTCGTCATCGCGTAGGAAGAAGTCGGAATCGTAGACGTATTCGCCACCCTCCACAGGGGTTTCGGTGCTGTAGATAGCCTGTGGAATTGGGATACCCGCGACTTCTTCGCCATAGGCGATACGGAAGGAGCGAATGGGGCTTGCTACGCCCACGAGTGAACGCGAGTCCTCGGTCACGGTCAGTTCTGGCGCTTCCGGATGCGCAATGCGCAGAGCAGCTTCCAGTTCAGCGGCGGTTACGGTGGCGATAGGAAGCGCAGTCGTTTCAAGTTCTCCTTCGACCGCGCCATAGCGAAGTCGGAATGTGCCCTCTGTTGGATTACCCGTGATGTAGAGTGTTTGAATGGCCGTATCACCTGTGCTACCCCACCGGAAGCGGTCGCCGGTAACGCCACGAAGAGGTACGCCGTGGTTGTCCGTCTCGAACACGCGTACGAGATTGTGATCGTTCGGGACATCGTTCGACCAACGAACATTCTGGACGCCCGCGACGTTGTGAATCTGCTGAAGTAGATCGGAGAGACGAATGACACTGCCGAAGTACTGATTGGCGAAGAAGGTTGCTAGCGCTTCGCGGATGTTTGTGTTGACCGTAGCGGGCGTAGCCTGCGGCGAGTAAACGACGGTGATGTCAAGCTTGAAGAAGCGCAGATGTGCCTTGTGAGCCAGCACATCGGTAGTGATCTGTCGATTGGCCTCCAGTGCAGCTTGCAAATCTTCAATGTTCTGATCGTAGAAATACGGTTCGACTTCGAGCGTCGTGGGACTGTGAATTTCGCTGAATCGAAAACCTCCATATTCGGGTTCTGGTTTTGCGGGAGTCGGAATACCTTCTTCGGGTCCGCCCCTATCGCCCTTGATCGTGGCGCTCCACTCGATGCCATCGCGAGCGCGGATCGTGCCCTCGTGAAGAGACACATTATGCACAAGCCAGTAATGGGTGCCGAGGTAGTATTTGCTTTCTCCGATGGTGATCTGTTGCGGCAGATTGAGGATAGGCTGCGAGAAGAGCGGAGTAAGGATGTTGCCTTCCATAGGACGCTTTGTCGGTTCCCCATCGCGTCGATAGTTCTCGTAGTAGTACATGCTGATCGGGTCATCCACAAACGCCTGTGTGCTCGTCGCAAGGGGCGCGGTGAAGATCGTAGATGTGGCCTGTTCGTTGCCACCATCTACGTAGACATCAACCGCATTCGTGACGTTGTGCAGGATGCTGTTGCGCGAGGATGTTGATGTGTAGGCGTATTCGATCAACACGATATCTTCTGGGGCGACGGCCTTGATTGCTTCCTGAGCACCTAGATAGACGTTGATGAACGTGAGGTTGGGCTGTGTGCGTCCGGTAGGGTCGGTACGGGGGTCTGGGCTCGTGCTATCGATCATGGCGCGCAGCGTGTCTCCCTGGAGCGCAGGCGGGAAGCTGAAGTTGAAGTCTACGCCCTCGCGGAAGAAGAATTTGCTAATGCCCGATGTGATGTTCGATACGAAGACGGGGAGCGTACCCCAGATTTCCTTGGCGAACGGATTGCTGGACAGGCCAGTGGTCCACTGATCCACGAGTAGTTCTTCTGCTGGCGTTTTGTCTCCAACGAAGAGCCATCCGTCATCCACTTTGGGCTCCGACATGCCTTTGCTAAGAACCAATTCGGTTCCGTTCAAGACTTCTTTGATCGTACCCGAGAAGATCAAGGCCGGGTTACTGCCGCCTTCGTAGACGAGCGCCGGTTCACCCGCTTTGACCCCGATGGTGGACTCGATGATGATTGTGGCTGCTTCACCATTACAGCGCACCATGGTGGGGTATGGCACGCCGCTGTAAGGAGTGCCTCCACCGAATGGATAGGCCGTCGTATCATCGCCCTTCGGGACCTGGACATACTCCTGATATTTGGAGATTGGTCCGATGGCGACGGCCTTTGTGCTGAAGGCCGTAGCAACAGCGAGTGCTAGGAATTGATCCTGCGTACCCGCGAGGTTCCTAAAGACGGTATTCTTGAACCGGACCTTGAAGCTGTTGTCGTCCTCTTGATCGGACCCTCCAGTCGTAGCAGCCGGATTGGTGACGCCCGTGATGCCCAAGATCGACGCTTGGAAAACGAGGATCGTAATCGCTTCAGCCGGGACGTTTCCTGGCGAACCGGCGTTACGGGCACGCACTGGACAGAGAGGCGTTTCAGTTTCTCCTGCGGGCAACGTCACCGATGCCGTTGTGACGAATTCCTGCAACAGACCGTCTGTTGTGGTGGCTACGTGGGACTTGAGGATGACGCCTGCGGGAATGACGATATCGACATTGACTGGCGATGTGCGAGTGAACTTGACGAAGCCGGTTGCCGTAGACGCTTGAAGTCGGTCGAACCCAAAGAGGGCCATGAAGTTCGTGAGGTTCGACCCGAACTTGCTATCTACGTTGAGGGCATTCTGGAGCCCGATAAGGTCAATCGAGTTCTCTGAAATGGCATTGGCTACTGTGTCGAAGACGAGGCGCTCAGGGGTACCTACTTCAGCCGAGATCGACGGCTTGAGCAAGCGTACCTGCGCAACCATCTGTTCTGCAATCTGCTGCTGTGTCAAGACGGGCATTATGGAGTCACCGGAATGTTGAGTTCGAGCGTGTCATTCCCAATTTCGAGCGTCAAAGTACAGATCAGGTGATCCTGCGCCTGGACGAAGGATAGGTCCACGATGCGCAACAGAATCTCACCGGGCGTAAGCGTGAAGCGCCCAAAACGCGACGCATCAGATTCGTTGCGCGCGATCTGCTGCGCCTGGTAGTTTTGACAGATGCGCACTAGCTCTGCGTTGACAACGGTGGCGATACGACTGAAGTCTTTTTCGCCGAAGATGCCAGGGATATCGGGGTTGATGAGGTTGTCCTCTAGGGTCGAACCAAATTCCGGGTGCAGTTCATCAAACCCTAGCGGTGTCAGGATGGCACACTTGAGGTCTTGCTGGAGCTTGGCAGCGTCCACGACGGTACCCAAGGAGGTACCGCTGAGTGCCAGATCGCCGTTTGTGAGTTGCAATGAGAAGCTCATCCGCCTATTACCTACCCGAGACGCTCTACGATCATACGCTTTCCCACAAGGCGACGATGCTCACATCGGGAGCGTTGCTGCCTTTGATAATCGCCGGTACTCCAGGGGGGAGCACAATGGTCAACGTCGTTTTGTAGTTTAGTCCAACGGAACCCGAACGTTCGGTAATCGCGATCACGTCTCCTTCTACTTCGATGGCCCCAAACTGCTCCACTTCAGTGATGTTGAAAATGACCAGAAGGAATCGGGCCTTCTCTTGTGCTTTGACTTCGTAAGTTCCTAGTCCTTTCCCTTTTGCGGCTTTGTCTTCTACGTATCCTGATACGCTAAGTTGAGTTTGTAGTAGTGGTTCAAGTTGGCCATCGACGTTCTTCCAGATGGTGCCCGTTGAAGCGGTAATCACAGTATCCCCTGGCTGCACATGTATAGGCGCGCCTGGGGTTGGTTCGAACGGCGTCTGTTCCTCCCAGATACCCTCCAAGAACCACGAGCCGTTTTCTTCGCGCACGATCCACTTCTCGCCTACCTTTGGCCACCGGAAAGTAGGCGATGCAGAATAGGCGTTGATCTGGATGACCTCGCCGCGTTGGGTTTGTGCTTCGATGATGCGATTCGCTGGGTCACAAGTGATAATGCGACAGCCACGCTTGACCTGCTGGTTCATGTGGTCACTGAGGCCCATTATCCACCAAACGAATTCTGTTGTGTTATTTCATTCAGCGATCCGAAGATTGGCCCGGTGGGTTTGGCGTTTTTGGTTGTCTTGCGAGGCAACGCCTTGCGTGTCGGCGTGACGGGCTGTGATACTTCTCCGCGCTGTGGCTCTAGAAGAGCATCCACCATGTGCGGTGGCAGTTGACCCTCGACGGCGCTCTGTGCCGTTTCTTGGTACACAGACGGGGCTGTGAGCTTGGCCATTGTCATGAATCCATCCGTGAGGTCCCATGTGTGGGTGACCTCTTCGATGTACATCTGGATGCCGTGCTCCGGGAAAGCCACTTTGCCTCCGGGGTATAGCTCCGGCATAAAAGTGAACGTGAACGTTGACGCAAACTGCCGTGACCACGAGACGAGAAAGGACTGGTATGCCAAGAGCGACTCATAGAGTGTCGAGTAGACCATCGGGAATTCCGTCTTGAGCGGACGAGCACCATAGCGCTTGATGAAGTCGATAGCTTCGCTTGTATGGACGACCTTCGACTGACCGGGTTGCTGGCTAGCGATTGCTTCCGCTTCTGGGTTGTGGAGTAGTCCGCCCTCGAAGGCTTCGAAGATGGTCATGACTCCGGCATTGACTTCGTTGATCAACTCCTGGCTTCCTGGCCATGTGCTGTTGCCGATAGCAAAGACGTGCGTTGCGAGCCCCTCGTCGGTAAGATCGATGCCGCCGTCAAGAATCTCGATGTCGTAAATCTTCCAGTATGGATTGCGGTGACCCAACTCGCCAAAGTAGTCGGGGTAGAATCCAAAGAAGTCACCATTGGGTAGGGACTGGAAGCTACGTAGCGTTGATTCACAGACCTGCTGCACGAATGGCAGTAGGGGCTGCGCATTCATCAATGCCTTCTCGCCCCCGAAGAGTTGTGCTTTGACACGTTCGTCCGTAGATGGATATGCGATCTGTGAAATGAAGGACGCTGCTGTGGCTGTGCTGTAGAGACTACCTTCGCCTCCGCCAGCGCCATGTGGCTTTTCGGCTCCTTCTTCCCCTTCGCCTTCGCTGCTACCAGGCAGTGGGGGTGGCTTCGGCCCCGAATAGGTTTCGGTCAGGTGTTCGAGATGCACGGCAGAGAATGATCCTTCGTCCTCTCCGCCATTGCCTGGACGAAATCCCGCTCCCCCACCTGGGTTGCTACCCGAGGTCGAGAAGTACCGTTCCTGCCCTCCGCTCTTGATCAGCATCCAAGCGTGATCCGAGTTGTAGAAAACGGTAATGCTTGGGTCCCCGCCCTGAGCAGGACCAGCAGCGAATCCCTTTTTGCCAAGCAGCGATCCAAGAGAACCTGATCCTCCGACTGGTGCTCCCGATGGATAGTACCCGCCTGCTGCAAGAGCGCCCGCCACAGACCCCGAGCAATCGAAGCCATTGACTCCCGCAGACCCCGCAGGGCCTCCAGCCTCACCGATGCTAGGTGAGCCAGCCGCAGCATGGCCTCCGCCCCACGAGTAGGGATAGTGCTTGTCGGTAACTTCCTGAGCCCACTTTTCGATGGCTGCTACGCGAGTCGTTTCGCCGGAGCTTGCCTTTTCCTTTTCTTCACCATGACCACGTTGGCTTTCTTCGGGTTCTCCTTCTCCTTCGGCTTTCTTACCAGCGTACTGTGAGATCATGCTCTTGGCCCGAGCAACTTCAGTGCTCCAGCGGTCGTGATAGCTACCAGCTAGCGGATGTTGAACTGCTTCGGCCCACTTTTCCCAGTTGCCTTCCTGGCTCAGCGTGTTGTCGGATGCGAGAGCCGTCTTTGCTGCTTTGGCGAAGGCGTCAGAGGCGATGGATGTGTCCTTGGCTTCTGCCTGTGTGTATGCCTTCTGGCCGGGGTATGGAGCGTACGTCGGCTTTCCTTCGAACTGGAACTGAAACCATCCAATGGCTCCGCCGCTTTCTCTGTTGATGCTGCTCTGACTAAAGCCTGTCTCGCAGAGACAAGTGGCGATGACAAAGGCGGGAGGCACGCCATTCTTTTCTGCGTTGGCGACCATCGTGTTGGTAGCCTTGCCGATGTCAGCGATGTTACCCGTCTTTCCGACTTCACTGCCGTTGCCTTCCCCGCCGCCTTTGCCGTGTGAAGACCCCCCGACAATGGCTTCCCAGAAGGCTTCAAGCTGCTGTTGCTCGACCGTATGACCATCCTTTTCGAAGTTGGTCCAAAGGGCGTTGATGAGCTTGGGTACCGTAGAGGGCATGGCCTCCAGGTAAATCTGCTCATCGCGCCAGTCGGCGATGAAGTAGAGAAGCCCCCAGAGCATCTTGGAGAAGGAACCGTCATTGCCGACCTTCGCTCCAGGTGACGAGGCGAAAGGAACGCCGTTGGGCGTTTTCGTGAATCCTTCATCTCCCGCATTCTTGAGTTCCTGTTCGATTCGATTCTGGACCGCCGCACCCTCTGCTTCCGGCCCGATGATCTGGCCACCCCCGCTTGGTGACTGAATGGTCCAGCCCAACTTCTTGAGGAAGGACATGGTATAGGGCTGTGAGAGTTGGAAGTAGGTATACTGAAGCTTCTTGAGCGTGCAAGACGCCTTGAGCGTCACTACGCCAGGGAACAACTGCGTGTAGGGCGTCTGGTCGAGATACCCTGTGAAGACCTGCACAGGGTACCCTGCGCGCCGCTCCAGGTAGATGGTGATCGGGTCCATCGGGTGGAATGCGACCGGCGCTGTGGTGAACCGCATTTCTGGGTTACGCAAACGCAGTTCTGCCGAAGAGACGGCGTTGGTGACGCGATCGACCGAGCCCCCTACGACGTACTCTTTGAGATCGAGGATGTCGCCTTCGATGTTCTTCACATAGGCGTAGCACTTGGGCGAGTAGACGAAGCGGTTGGGGGCGTTAGCGGTGGGCATTAGAAGCCCGCCTGATGGATTTGTTCGCCCGTAGGCACAGGAGTGGCGGCGGGTTCCTGTGTCGTGGACGTGGGCTTGCTGTTCTTCGCGGTTTCAGATTTTTCGACTTGACTCGTGTACGGCTTCATGCCCTGGAGGATTTCCCACCAGCTTTCTTGTGTCGGTTCGTAGCCACCGATTTGTCGATAGAGCCCTGTGAACTCAAACGCGACGACCACGTTGAAGGTGAAGGTGGGGGCATAGGTGCCCGCCTTATACGTGCGTCCGATCTCTTCCACAAACCCCTGTGCGCAGATGGGTTTGCGCACGCCTCGCATGATCGGTCGCCGAGTCTTGATGCCGCCCTTGAGCACATCCAACTGCGTGAGGTTGCCTGCCCTAACGTTACCCACGGCTTCCTGTTGCAACTTGTGAACGAACTCGACCAACGTGCCATAGTCCTGTTGGTCTAGGCAGTGTCCTTCGACCACATATGACGGCATGATGATGTTGTGGGGATAGAAGTCGCGCGTACGACGACCTTGCCCGGTTGATCCTGAGATACCCAGATCGATTTTGATCTCGTTGACGAAGAAGAGGACCTTTTCACGGCTGTTACTGAGTGCTCCATTTGCGCGGGATAGCGCGGCGGTGCGACGAGCGTCGCCAAGTCGAGTGGCCCGTATGTCGTAGCCCGTGTCGGTGGCCGGAGACACGACACTGGCCCCTGCGGATGCATCAGGCGTGAAGAAAGGAAGGGCTTGGCTGTTGTAGGCTACGGGTGGCATCAATGATTACCTCGGCGATGTCCTCTAGTGAATCTTCGGCTGTGGTTCGCCCGTATTGGGTGTGCCCTGGAGGAGTTCGTCCGGGGATTCTTCGCCCTTGCCCCCGTGACCGAATTCTGGCTTTGCTCCTGCTACTCCGATGATGTCAGCGAAGTTGCCATTCATGTAGGCAGGCAACAGGCTGTTGTAGTAGTCTGCGATCTTACCCAGACCCGCAGTGATTTCCTTGGCTTCCTGTTCCTTGAATTCAGTTTTGCCTGTGGCCCTGACCGGCGCGATGAATGGGTTGAGTGCCGGATCACCGGAATCGGGTGAGATGACGCCAGTGAGCTTGAACTGGTCCGCGTTGGCAGCTTCGTGGACGGTTTCTTTGACCACCATGGCCTTGAGAGATTCAACGTCCAGTCCTTTGTCTACTACGTGCGCAGTCATGAACCACTTGGGTGCGACCATCTTCTTGGAGTAGGTGAATCCAGGTGCGTGCAACGGCTGGATTTCGAAGGTCCAGTCACGGTGCGGGTAGGTCATGATCATCGGGGTCTGTTCAAAGCTCGCCCCAGGCCCACTCGAAGGTCCCTGTGTGGCGATGATGAAGTACTGCATGAAGAAGGAGTAAATCTCCTCTGCCTTCTCATACGTACCTACCGTACCTGTGATCGTGATGTCATCGATGAAAGCGCTTAGGATTTGTACGACTTCACCACCGTACGTTGGATACTTGGCGACGTTGAGTCGGTATGCCCATGCGATTTCATCGACACCTGTCTCAACGGTCAACGGTGCTCCGCCATTGACTCGTTCGTGCTGAAAGTGAACGGACGGCATGGCTTATTCCTTTACGGGCGTTGCACTTGAGCCTTGAGCTTCAGCGGCTCTTTCTGCTCCCTGGATCATCGACTGCATGTGTGGTGAAAGGCGCTGGAAGTTCTTGTTGGATTCGGCGTTGCTTGGGGTACCACCCGCCTTTGCTTCCTTGCTCGCGGCAGCTTTAGGGTCCTGAATCTTGAAGAATCGTGCCGCCTCCGGCGTAAGTCCAATCACACCCTTGAGGCCCTGTTCATCTTCGGGTTTGGCTTCAGTTTGTTTTTCGATCTGTTTTTCATAGGCGGCAACCTGGGCTTGCATCGGTAGTTTGGAAATCTGATCAATGGCGGGCTTTGGAATCTGAATCTTTTCGGCTTCTCCCCGCAACTGTGCAATCGCGGGACGGAGCCTCTTTTCGCCTTCTTCCTGCTCCTTGCTCTTCTTGTGATCGCCGCCTCCACCGAAGATGCCGTGGAAGATATCTCCTCCGGCTTCTGCGATTTTACCCGTGGGTAGACTAATGCCGCCAATGTCCAAATTCGGTATTTTCTTACCGACATTGGTTGCCGCATCCACGATAGAAGGACCCGCTGGCTTTTGCCCCTTATGCCAAGCATCCATCTGCTTGTTGATCGCACTGAGTCCTTCTTTCATGTGCGAGCGTTCAGCGTGATGTTCTTTGATATTGAACATATGCTCAATCTGCTGTCCGCTGATCCCCTGCAATTCACCTACTTCCTTCATCCATGCCAATTCGTTTTCTTTGGCACCTAGGAGCAATTCGCCCTTGGGTCCATACTTGTTTTCCTTCGCTTCTTGTGGCACCATGGACTGGAGATTCTGAATTGTCGTGAAGGCCAAGTCTTCCTGCGCTGGTCCCTTGAGGGCCGGTACCTGTCCTGGTCGTACGCCCATCTGTGCCGCCGCAGCGAGAGCAAACGGGCTCTGGTTGAGTTGTGCAACGGTCGTCGGCGGCAGACCAGTACCCTGTGTCACTTCCTTACCGGCCCTAGCTGCTTCGATGCCGAGCATGCCGTGTTCTTCGGCGTTCTTCGTGTACTCTTGAATGGACTGGGCCATCTCGTCTAGTGGGAGTTTCGCCGTACGAGCTACGTCGCCCAAGTGACTGGTTACGTCAGTCAGTTCCTTGAGGCTACCGGAGCCGTAGCGTGTGAGGTTCGCAAAGTTCTTCGCAACGCCCGGAGATAGACCTTCCTTGACACTGGGCGCGAGGGCTAATGCCAAATTCTCTTGTTGACCTCCAGTGGTTAGTCCCATGAAGCCACTCTGTTGGTTAGAAAACCCTTCGTCCGCTAATCCGCTCATCAACTGTTGTGACTGCCCCTCGGAAATTCCAGTACCCAATCGCGCCATGGAGAAGGCATCGACTCGTTGACCCAACGTCTGCTTTCCCGCTTCGCTCGTCATAGCGGCGAGAGGATTAGAAAATCCGGCTATGTAGGCTGGACCTGCGCCCGTCTGTGGAGAGAATCCTAGGGCCGTACCGGGTTCGAGTGCTGCCCGAGTATGAGCGCCTAGAAAATCCGCATTGCGTTTGACAAACGCTGTGCCAGCAGCCGCATAGGTGGCATATCGTGATGCTTCAGTCAATCGTCCTGAGACGTTGCCCGCTGAGAACGGACCGGGTTCTTCTGGCGGCAATGGTGGTTCTCCGGCTTCACTTCTTGCCGTTTCTGCTTGGCTGCGCTTTTTTGCTTTGGTAAGAGCTTTTTTACCTGCGAATTGAGAACCCAATTTCAAGAAGGCATCCATACGCCAATCGCCGAAAGTCGGAATTCTTATGGGTTCGTCCTCCATTTCTTGCGCCTGTTGATTGGTCATGCCATGAATCGGGCTTTGTGCCGTTGGGTCTACGCCAGGAGGAAGACTTGGGGTTGAGCGACGGCCTTGACTGCCGGGAAGTTCTTCGTCCCAAAGCTGCTTTGGTTGTTGTGGGGGCGTGGACTCGTTCGTGCCTGATTGCGGTTGTTGTGCCGGGGACCAAGCTTGAGATATGAAACGCGTCATAAGAGAGCTTTGGGAACGCTTACCCAATCCGGCAATGCCGTCTTCGGTAGATATTTTCTCGCGCATAAGGCTCTGCTCCATCGTCGGGGCTTGCATCGCCCCAACATGTTCATCAAGGCGTTCAATCGCGCCCTGGAGACTCGCCATGGCTTTGCGCTGAGTGTCTACAGGATCAATAGGGCTAGTGGGCATCAGATATTACGGTGCGTTTGGCTCTGCTAAGATGATGCTATGGGTTCTGTTGAGAGTAGGGCGTATCATCGCGCCTGGTATCAACGCAACAAAGAGAAACGCATTCGACAGGTCGCCGAATGGAAGGTCGCCCATCCGGAGGATGCAAAGCGACATGCAACAACGCCCAAAGCTAAAGAACGCCATCGCCTATCGCAGCAAAAGCGTTTGTCCGATCCACAAAGGCGAGCCGAACGCAACGAGTATATGCGCATTCGACAGAGCGCATATGAACCCCAATGGCGAGCGGCAAATCCGGAGAAGGCGAAAGCTAGGGCGCGACGTGCTGAACTCCGCCGTAAGGCGCGTTCAGCAAATGCTCCCGGCACGGTTACAGAGGAGCAGCTTCAAGCCCGCATCGATTTCTATGGACGACGCTGCTATCTACCATGGTGCGGTCATTGCGACTGGGATGCCCTTGATCCGTTTGACCAGACCATCGACCATGTTATTCCGTTGAGTCAAGGTGGGACGGGGTGGCCTGCAAATCTGCGTCCAGCCTGTCGCCCCTGTAACGCCAAAAAGTATGCAAAGGCCCTTGACATGGCTCTTGCGGCTTGATATACTAAAGGTATGATCAACTTCTTCCTCACCTTTCTCTTCCTCGTCTTCCTTTTCGCCGTCGCCGCATACATCATGGGTGCGTTCTACTTCTGTCTCAAGGACGCAGAAACCTGGGGTGATGTAGTAGGGGGTCTAATAGGCGGATTCTTTTTCTGCGCCATCTGGCTGCCTATGCTACTTGTCCTACTCCTGTGTTGGATTGGAGACAAGCCCATCGGCACGAAGCCTCTACGGACAAGTCCCGTGGTCCCGAGTCCTCGCGATTATCAAATGGCGCAGTGGGAGGACAAGCAGAGGCGCAATGACGAAAGGCGAGTTCGGAGCGCTTAGTCCTCAGGCGGGACATAGCCCTCGCCCTCCCACTCGCGGATCATCTCCTCGAAGTCCTCCTCGGTCGTCGGTTCCCTGATCTGGATGCCCTGACTTCCTTCGGCTACGTCGCTGGCATAGACGGCCTTCCATAGCTCCGGGTTGTGGGCGAACAACATATGCTCGAAGTTGCGATCCGCTTCCGCGCTCGCGATCTTGTCTTCGTTGAGCCGGTGGTATGTGAGGAGTTCGGTCTGGAAGTCGTTTAGGGCTGGATATCCGTGAACGTCGGCACGTCCGAAATGCCCGGTGATGTCAAGGAAGCGGGCGAAGGCTGCGATGGGACCCGATTCCTCTCGGATAAATCCTGTAGCTCTTTGGTCGCCTTGAGCGCTTCTTGCTCTAGGGCAAGATACTGGTCATAGAGAAACGCAAGCGTTGGGCTGTGCCAACCATCTTGTGCGTTTGTCACATACCGTAGACGCCCCTTGGCAAACTCGTTGATGTTCGGCCCCATGGGAGGACAGAACTCTGGATCGTCATCGACCGCAACGAGTGCCATGCCGACTTGGGCATGAGCCCACACTTCTGGCTCTGAGATAGTGTCCCGCCAAGGCTGTACCGCAAGGGCGATAGCTGCCTTCTCACTGGGACGCAAGGTCTTGAGCGTGAACGAGTGACCGCAGAAGATCACGTCCTTCTGAATATGTCCGATGAACGCCAGTCCGCGTACCGGAAGGCGAATCTGCTCCGAGAAAAGCGAGAGTGGGTCGATGCGCTCTTCCTCTGGGGGTGCTGCTACCTCGTCTGACATGTTTACCTCCTGGTGCCCTGTTCAAGGGCCTTGACTTACAGTGGGTTGTCGCGGACCTTGAACGCAAGCGATTCGTTACCGTTACGGGTTACGTAGCGGAAGTTGACTGTGATCTGCTTGAGGACAGCCATCGTTCCGACCGCGATCTGCTCGCCATCGGCGACATTGGTAATGACGCAGCCGTGGTACTCCTCTGTGTACGGCTGAATGGGGGACCCGGCCGGTCCCGATGCTCCAAGGGGACGGATGATCTTGACGATCTGAAGGGCTGACGGGTCCGCCTGTGCCTGACGGATGAAGATATCTACGATGTCAACGGCACCCATGAAGATGCCGCCGTTGTTCGCGCCCGTTAGGTTGAAGTTGGTTGTAGCGTTAGCAGGTGATTCTGAACTGAACGGACCGTTCTTGGCTCCGAGGCTGAGTCCGAGGCGATCCCAGACCTTGGATGCTGTTCCACCTGAACCGAACAACTCGAAGAGGTTGAGGACAAGCTGTCCCGATTTCGCTGCGGCCGGTGTGATGATCTCAATCGGGTATGGCTCGTCCATCGGCTGGATTTCTTCCATGCCTCCGCCGACTGGAGTAGGGGACGTGAGACTAACCTGCTGACAGAACGTGACGGGCTGACCACCGAACGTGAAGATCGTAAAGCCAGAGCCACCTACGCGAGCCCTGCTTGTGAATGTGGGGTCTTTGAATGCCATCGTCTATTATCCCTTAGTTAGCTTCTACCAAAGTGACTGTCTGGCTGGACAGGTCGAGGGCGAACACGATGTCGATGTAGTTGAGGGTGAAGGCCGGTCGGTATGAGAAGCTCGCGGTGATCGTGGTCGGCTCAAGCGATGCGATTGCGACGACGGGAGTCTTGTACCCTACGAGGCTACCTGCCGACTGGAGAGCGGAGAGCACGCCAACGATTGCAGAACGAACGATGATCGGTGAGTTGCCATCTGCGATGATCTGACCAATGATCTGGTTTTCGAGCGTCTGACGGATAGACTCGACCATCGTGAACTTGGCACGGACGACCGATATCTCAGAACGAGAGGCTCCATGGGTGTTGTCCAGCGTGATCGCGTGACGGCAGCGGATCGTTCCTCCGGGAATCTGCTCGACCACAAAGAGCCCTTCTCCAGCATCTTCGTTCTTCTGGCTAGGCGTGCGGAGGTCGTTGATTTTCGTAAATCCGTTGAGGCCCTTGCGCGTGAGTGAAGAGGCGACCGGACGAGAGGCGAGTGCGCCCGCGACGGCTGCGGCTGCGAACTGACCACCGACGTTCTTTTCGCCGCCTTCTGGAAGCGAAACACTGAAGTTGCCAACGTTGAGTAGGAGATTCTGCGAGGCAAGATCGCCATTGGCGTACGCACGAAGTTCTGTACCGTGCGCATGGAGGGTCGCATCCAGTCCTTCCTCGCCGGTTGAATCCTCGCCAAAGCAGCCGAAGATGAACTGCTCTTCGGCATTACGCTGCTGCTCGTAGCCAAGGACCGCTTTGAAGATGGCTGTGATTGAGCCGTCTTTGACTTTGCCTTCTGCCTCGCCTTGACCGACAACCGGAACGATGATGTCGATACCTTCGACTAGGTTCAATGCCTGCAAAGTGGTTTCCCAGGTGGATGCTTCTGAGACTTGTTTCGCGGTTGGGAATTCTGCATTCGTGATGAACCCACCGGAGTTGTACACGATAGTTCCGTCAGACGTATGGAAGAGAGGCTGTGTGATGACGCTGCTGGCTCCGCTTTCGAATGCCTTCTGCGCCGCGAGACTCAGTGGCGATAGGAATTCGCCATCTTCGTTGGTTGCGAGAGCCTGACCGTAGCGGTTCTGGACTTCGTTGAAGTTGAAGAGGCGGATCGGGTTGTAGTAGTCAGCCGAAACGTAGGTGTACGTCACGTTGATCAGCGTGTTGGATTTGATGCCTTTGCCCGCAACGAGGTTGATCGTGCCTTCTTTGGAGTCAACTTCGTAAGCCGTTTCTTTGAAGCCTTTGCCTTCGTTTTCACCTTCGGACGGGTTAGTGGCGCTGATGACCGATAGCACGCTTTCGAGTTTTGATCCGGGGATCGACGCTAGGAAGGGCAGTTTGACCGGGACGCCGATGCCTTCCGCTTCGGTTAGACGCACCTGATCTGTGCGCTTCTGGTGACCAAGAGCCACTCCGACGAGGACGACATCCGAGGCCGAAGCGATAAGCGGGACGACCTGCGGAGCTACGGCCTCCGTGATGGTGACGCCAGGTGGTACGTACGGTTGAGCCATTCTACAGGTTATCTCTACGCACTAGCGGCTTTGTAAGCCCGTGCTGCTTTCAGCTTCGGAACTAGAGCATCGATACGCCCCAAGTCTTTTGTCGATTTGGCAAGAACCGCCTGTCTCCAGATGTGATAATCCTCAGTCTTCCGCGCTCGCATCGGGAAGCGATCTAGGATTTGGACCAGCCGACATTGGTCGGCAACCCGAGCTACTTGCCATGTGATTTGTGGCTTACTATTTCCCCGCCCCCGACTTCGATGTATGGTTCCAAATCCCAGTCGATCTTGTATCTCGTATATGATGGCGGCATCATCATCGCGTTGAGTCAATGTGAACGAGATTACCCAACACCCATGGTTGCGTGCGATTGCAAAGCAACCCTCTCCTGCGATGAAACCAGCTAGCCAGTGACCAAACTCTGTATCCATGTTCTCTAGTGTTATTGCCTAGTTCGACGGCGATAGTAAGCCTACAGTTTGACCGGCACAAGGCTGGCACCCAATCCAAGGGACCCTAGCTGCGTGCGTACGCGGTACGGTTCCTTCTTGGGGTGGTTGACGATGTGGTAGTAATCGTCGGTCGGGATGACGCCACCTGGGAAGTCTTCTGGTGCGATCTCTCCGAAGGCACCGTCCGGTTCGTCCGAGATGCCCACCGTGTTCCATGGGTATACATCGACCTCCCTGACCAGATCGAGAGTGCCAGCACCCAGTTGCGGAGTGACACTGTAGAACTCGCCCAGAATCGGCACACGGTACTCGCAGCGATAGAGCAGTTGATCTTCTGGTCCCCATGGCGGCATTTCCTCACGCTCGCCGAAGCCCGACACAAGGTCCGTGTTGACGGCGATGAAGTGCCAGTCGGAGTACGGACTAAGCCCGATGGTGTCGTAGATACGTTCCTGGAAGGAAACGCCCTCCGGGCCGACTGTGCCCATCTGAACGATTTCAAGGATCGCGTCTGCGATCTTGTCACGATCCACAGAACTAAGGCCATAGACCTCCAGTGCCACGTCGCCCTGATACATGCTGTGGTGGTACTCGATGAATTTGGTGAAGAGATCGACAGACCCTCGGAAGGACAGATTTTCCTCGCCCGATTGGGACGCAGGCTTGTTGACGAGAATGCTGTGAGCATCGATGATCTTGAGCACGAAAGTTCCTTGCGGCAGACTGGAACCTTTCACTTCAGTTTCGCCAGGGAAGAGGTCCTGCACCGTAGGCAATTCCCCAATGACGCCCGATCCCTTGGTTAGCTTGCCTTTGCCGAACAGACGCAGTTCGTCTTCGACGGGTCCCCACTCTTTATGGCCGACGCCGATGTTCTGGATCGTCTGCTCATAGAACTTGACAACGATGGCCGGGTAGTCCGCACGATCAGACGAGTAGTCCACAGCTATCTTGGTTTTGAGCAAGGTCGGATCGGCGTACAGGTTGAAGGCGTTCTGGAGCGCCTCGACCATCGTCCTCTTCAAGAACGTCTTGTACTGGAGCGTCTGCTGCGCCACGTATTTAGGCGCGATACGGCCCGGTCCAGTCTTCTCGACTAGCTGGTCTTTCTGAGCCATTTATCTATCGACCTCAACCAGGTAGATAGGGTCCGTCTCCGGCACCTTGTTAGCTTCGCATTGGTGCCCGACTACGAAACGGTTTCCGCCATCCGTCAAGCCCGCAGAGTCAACCTCGCGGCGTCCCTGGCGGTCATGTCCGCGCATGGTGATCGGACTGACCTGCTTCAACTGGTAACGCTCGAAGGTCTGAAGGATTTCTTCGGACGGACCAATTTCGAGCGTGATGAGTAGATCGTTGTCCCCGACGTGCGGGTACCACGGAAGCTGAAGTCGTGCCTGCTGTACTTTGATCAACGCACCTGCTTCGGTGTGCTTGTAGACATCTTCCGGCACATCAGGCAGGATCGCGTACGTCAGGTAGCCAGGACCATAGCCTCTGTACTTGGGCGCAGGGATGTATTCGGGCTCCGGGCTGTCAGTGATGACGAGTTCAGCCGATTCTGTTTCAGTCGCGGGCTTGATCCATTCGCCATGCTGAGTCTCGACAGAGACGTAGCCAACGCCGTAAGAGAGTTGATCGTCGTGGATCGGCTGCTTGTAGATCGTGTCGTAGCCCGCACTTGGTTCAGCGATCCCTTTCTCCACATCCTCGATAGTGAACATGTGCTTGATGAGGACGGGCGTTCCCATGCGGCGCATTGTTTCCAGCGAGAGACGACGGCGACGTAACATGTCTTGAGGCACGCCAGCATCGCCGACATACCGGATGACGTTTTTGAAGATGGGTGTGAGTAGCGATGTGGGCATCGCTTACTCCTAAAAGAACCCGCGCCCGATGTTCCGCGAGCGTAGGATGTTGCCGGAGAAGAAGAGGCGACCTGCCTTGCTCGAAACCAACAGAGCAGAGTGGCCAAGGTTGAGTTCTTGACGCTTCCAGAGGCGCACCATCGTGTACCAGTCATCGTGCTCGATCTGATAGACCTGCTGCCATGCCTGCGCGTACCGCGTGCGGTCCTCGTAAGCGATCTGTGCGCCCTGTGGTACCGGTTGCTCGACGTAGGAGCGGATCAAGTGCTGGAGGGTCTTGCAGAGCACGCCTTTGGAGAGGAGTGGCATCAGTTCGTTGATTTTGCCCGGACCGACCCATTCCCAAGTTTCAGGGTGCAGGTTTGGTTTGACACCCGCATTGTCGCTCAGGGCCTTGAAGTTGACTCCGTTTTCAGATGCCTCCTCGCCCGTCACGTAGCTCTTGACTTCTTCCCATGCTGGAGACATGCCTTCTGGATGACTGAAGTCCGAAACCTTATGTTGTGATGGGGGCATCTGTACGTTGATGTCGAGCAGCGCATCTGGAATGAACCGTTCGATCTTCTTCTGATCGAAGTTGGCTAGCGTGTAATCGCGTAGCACGGGTCCGCCCTCCATTGAATCGAATGAGTCCTCGAAGCGGAGCCACACTTCTTCGGCGACAAGCTGCTCATCTGTGACGGGAGGGACATAGAAGGGGTCCTCGACCACGAAGTTGACCATGACCGACCGGACCTCGCCATTGAGCAACGTGAATTGCGCCTGGACAAGATAAGGGCCTCGTTCGGTGGTCGGTTCGTACTGGAGGTAGCCCTGACCATCGTCTTCAATTTCGCCCGAGACAGGTGCTTCCACTGCGCCATTCGGGCGCTGGACCGTGAATTCGACACTGGCGATTTCGTTGGCGGGTACGACGCCATCGCGTTCACGCAGGGCCGCTTTCAACTCTGCCGTGTCGCCTTTGTTGATCTCGCCTATGTAGTATCTCACCCCAAGCGACATTAGTGAACGCCCTTGATGCGATTACAACGCCCACATGCGGGACGCAAGTTGGCTGGCCAATTCGTTCCGCCACGACTTAGGGGGATAACATGCTCGATGTGTTTTTCCTTGGGCACAAGCGCATCCCAATCGCAGCCGCAGAGATAGCAACGCCGTCCATAAAGATCGATTCGCGCTTGTAGCTGCTCAACGGTATACGATCCGGGAGCCGAACGCCGTAGATGTTTACTTCGCCGCGTCAGAATACGACCCCTAGGGGATGTTTTCCAGGCATGGGCGTTGCGGCTTTCTCGCTCTCTCGTAGAACGTTTAGCTCGCGTTCTTGCCATTTTGGCTTTGACCTTTTCAGGATTTTCTCGCTGCCATTTCAGGACACGCGCTCTATTTGCCTCGGCAGTCATCATCTCATCCATTATGGGTCCGGACGACGCTGCTATACTCTACGAGTCTGATTCACCGACCCTTGACGAAAGGACTGAAGAATGCCAGTGCTGTTCCCGACGTACAATCAAAAGGAGCGCGAGCAGCTTCAAGCTCTCCGCGACCATCAGGCCAAGGTGCGTTCGCACAAGGCTGCGAAAACGCGCGTTACTGCTGCGGAGGCACTCTCCAACGCTGAGACGGATCATTCTGTTGCACAGACTGAGAGGTCCCTCGCCAAGTCAACGTTGACGAGCGTGATCGACCAGGCGTAGGCATGTATCGCCATGTCGCGGTCTTCGAGCTTGAGGGTGACTTCCTGGGGTATGCAATCCGGGATGACAAGGCCCTCAAGCTCCAATCGACCAATCTGTACTCCGAGGATGAGGGACCAGAGCTTGCGGATCGCTTGCGCGAGTTGAACGAGTCGCAAGCGGTTACGGCCGTGTGGCCTGATGCCCGCGACCCGGAGGTACAGGACCTCGTAAACGACCCGGAGTTCGAGCCCATCGAGTACGTCGAAGATGACGTGGTAGATGAGGACAACTCCTTCTTGGTCTACCTCAAAGACCCTGATGGCGAAGACACGCTCGACATCGACCGCGAGGCATCGGTGCTCGTCTACAAGAAGGCTCGCGTTCCAGCGCGACCCTCCGATTACTTCGAGCGCACGAAGAAGGCGTGCGAGGTAGTTGCCCGCAGACGCGCGACCTGATACACTGCGCCCCATGAGCACACAGCTAGCTGAGAAGCCCAAGGTGGCCTACGCCCATCCCGCCACTCTGGAGGATGTTCCTTGGAACGAGGACACGCTAGAGGAGATGGCCCGCACCTACAAGGAGATACGACAGGTGAGGCCGACTCTCGTCATTGGCGATTGTCATGGCCATCTAGATCGCCTTGAGGCCCTTCTGACACAAGAGGGGATCATCGGGGCCTGCCCGGCGTGTGGAGGCACCGGAGACGATCTAAGCCCGCCTGAGTCAGAGTTCTGCGCCCCCTGTAACGGGACTGGCATCGCCCGCATCAATCACGATGTCGAGGTCGTACAACTAGGGGACCTCGGTCACTACGGAGCCGACACGATGGGCAAGGATCGACTCATCTGGGAGTACGCGCCTCGATGGGTTGACGTGATTCTGTGGGGTAACCATGATCGAGCCATCATCGACGGGCGGCATTTCTTCATGGGCTATCAAAAGCCGTTGCCCGAGACGACTCGTGCTATCGACCAGGCGATTCTCAAGGGGCAGATACGGATCGCTTATACCGCCCACGGCTTCCTATTCACGCATGCCGGTCTGCACGCATGCTTCAAGCACCAGAAAATCCCAGTGGAGTTGAAGCGTGACATAGGGCAACTGGTGGACTGGCTCAACGAATGTGATGGTTGGTCCGCCAACGAGCCCGCTCCTGACGAAGACGAGTTCCTTGCCATCGTCAATGCCATCAGTCGTATGCGTGGAGGTCCTTGCGACGCCGGAGGCATCCTCTGGCGCGACGCTCGCGAGAGCTACTACCCCGACTTCCGACAGGTCTTCGGCCACACGGCGAGGGACACGACCTGTCGCACATACGAATCTCCCGTAGGCAACTCGTACTGCATCGACGTAGGCGACAAGCACAACGGTCGCCTCATGGGTATGTGGCTGCCCGATGAGCGTGTCGTAGAGGTCCATGTGCCGGAGAAGATACGCGACCTGCATGAACTGACCCAGGATGACCCTGTGCTGGACGAGGTTGTTGAGAAGTACAGCCAGTTCTTGCGCTGATGCCCATCTACGAGTACCGCTGCATCAATGGTCACGCCATTGAGCGCACCATGTCTACCGCTTGGGCTAAGTGTCCCACTTGCGGCAAGCGTGCTAAGCGTGTATACTCTACCCCTGCGATCCACTTCAAGGGCAAGGGCTTCTACAACACCGACTACAAGAACAAGAGCGCCAAGGACAAACCGAAGGATGAGAAGCCGCCTCAAGAGGTCAAGAAGGACGCCGATAAGAAAGGGAGCAAAGATGGTAGTCCGTAGACCAATCTCTATCGAGATGAGTCAGAGGGCCGCAAAGGCACTCTGGGATCAGCATCGCGAGCTTGAGGGTCGCGTGATCTGGGAGGATGCCGCACCTTGGGCTCGTGAGCCCTACGAACAAAAGGCGCGATTGGTTCTCGAAACAGCCCTCCCCCAGGAGGCATATTTCTTGCGGCTCTTCGCTGAGGAATGCAAGAAGGTGGCTGACATCCTATGACCCTCCACGTTCTAAGAGCGACAGCAAATCCGCGAGTCCTTGATGGACACTGGGTAGTTTTCGGACGACGTTTTCCGCGAAAGCTAGTCTTCCCTGTCGGGATGGTTCTTTTCGCTGCCGCCGGTATCTTCTCGCCGCTGTTTGATCTCAATGCCGTTCATGGTCCACCAAGCTTCCTGCTCTACGCGCAGCATCTCTTCTTCGATGGTATTGCTGACGCTGGAGGATTCTGGGCAGCGACGTTCTGCAAGCACAAATGGCATCAGGTCGCAATCGCTACGGCATTTGCTCTGGCAAGCACTTTCGCCTTGATCACTATAGTCGGATGACCAAAGCTGATGTATAGCCAGTACGGATACGTCCCGCCGTCGAACGACATCGTGCATCTGACGCCAAGGATGCTCAGGGCGCTGGCCGACATCCCGAACCCACGCAAACGGCACATCTCGCTCGAAGAATACCGAGGGCGTCACCGCATCGTGTTCGCGAGCGTCAACGAGGGTAAAGGCGGAGACAACCCATGCTGGCAGGTCTGTCAGAACGGCAAGCTGAAACTGATGAAGACATGAGCTACAAGCCATGGGATAGTTGGGACAGCGAGTACCTCACCTTCGAAGAGGACGATCACTACGAGGGTAAGACCAAGCTCCTCTATGTGCAGAGCAAGCGCAAGATTGAGATTCTCGCGGTGATCAAGTGGTACGGTCCATGGCGGCAGTACTGCTTCTATCCGATGCCTGAGACGATTTGGAACAAGGGCTGCATGGAGGACGTGCAGACGGTGATCAAGGCGCTGATGGATGAACGCAAGGTCAAGCGATGATCTCTAAGATCGCCATCCACGTCTGTCCTGTTGATGGGTGTCCTGCGCTAGGGTCCAAACCGGTGCAGTGTCCCACACACGACAAGACACTCGTGCGGGAGGTCTATACCCGTGTGATCGAAACGCGGACGACGCGCGAGACTCGCGTCGATGAGGTCGTCAAGAACATCACGGACCCGAAGTTGCGCCGGACGTTGCAAGACATGGGCAAGAGATTTGGACTATGATCCTCGTGGAGATCGGTATTGGCCTGGGCACATCCTTCGTCGGGAGCTTCCTGGCCGTACTTGTGGTGATACACTGGGACATCGAGGGCTTCTGGCAACAGCGGCGATTGGAGCACGGCAAGAGACTCGATCAACGTGCAGAAGAGGCGGCGAAGAAGCATGGCGCAAAAGGGTCTAGATGAACTGCCCTCTCTGTAACAGACCGCTCGAAGATGATGAAGGCGATGAGAAGTTCATCTATCGCTGCACGCATACCAACCTCAAGACCGGTGTGACCGAGACGATTTGCGTAGACTGCGCTTCGGGGCAGATCGCAGAGGTAATAGGTGATGCAGGCCAAGTACCATGTGACGATCCCGACGACGGACGAGCTAGGACAGCCGCTTCACCGGATGCTCCCGGCAGCGGCCCATCAGTGGCTATACGAATCCCAGCCGCGACTCTTTCATCAGACGTGGGTGGAGGGTCCGCACTCCCATTCGTTTGGACCAGCACACCATCTGGTGACAGTGGCGGAGGACAGTCCGGAGACTGACGCCTACGTCAAGCAGCTAGCTGCGCACGTAGGGCAGATAGCCAACCATCCCGCCATCGCCGTAGGTAAGCACGGCGAGAACGGGATGGAGTCATGGCCGGTAGCGAATAGAGGCTACCAGAGAGGCACAGGGGCCTCTCCTGAGCTACTCGACCCATTACCCGTGGATAACGTCCTCTAGCGTGACTTGTCTGATAGGCTCGTCTCTCTCGTTGCGCAAGAGATACGCCGGACCTCGCTTTGCCTTCTCGATCTCGCTCTGTGGCCAAAAGGCACGTCTATCGAGCATACCGAACGTGAGACTGTCCGTGATCAACCGCGCGCGAGTACGCTTATTGCGCCAACCCGCTATCCGTTCCACAAGGAGTTTGCGCTTGATCTTGAGCCACCGCCTGGGGGATGGGCGTTTCATGTCTTGACTGTGGGATCAACCGATACCTGGAGGCTCAGAACCTCCTCTGGCCTACCCTGGACGCCCTTGAGACGAGCGAGCTTGTCCGCGACCGCCAGCCTAGCTGTATCGGTCAACTGGGGTCCGGTCTGGAATCCTGAGGACACGATGGCCGGGTTGCCGCCTGTCGGGACGAACTGTCGAATCTGCTCAACCTGATCTGGACGCACGATGCCGCCTAGAGGAGCTTTCGGCTTCGCGTTGGGATCGACGTAACCGACGACTACGCCCTGTCGGTTGTACTCTGTCTCAACCGTCAGTTTGTTGATCGGCTGACCCGTCTCGTTGACGATCATGGCCAGAGTCGTGTTTGTCTTCTGGATGTTCACGGTCTGGTTTTCTGCGATCCTCTTCGCCTCACCATCGCCGATCAACTGGATGAGTCCGGTCTGTAGGTTGGCAATCAGGATGTGATCGCTTTCATCCTCTGGCCGAAGTGGGAACATGTCTCCACGCTGGCCACGGGGCGCGAGATCGATGCGCTCCTTTTTGTCCTGACGCTGAAGCCTAAGTGAGAACGGCGCGTTGTAACCGTTGCGTACCCATTTGGGTCCAGTCGCGTCTCGCTCTGCCTGTAGGGCGTCGGCCTCCTCGGTAGCCTCTACGACTGCCTCCTCCGTGGCCTGCTCTGCGGCAAGCCATGCCTCAACGGGCTCTGCGATCTCAGCGGGAACAGGAAGACCTGCGCCCTTGAGGTTGCTGTAGGTTTCTAGCAGCGCTGCCCATTGGGCCTCGGTCAACTCGACCGTGCGAGTCTCGATCTTCGGCGTTGCTTTCGGTGCTGCTTTGCGAGCGCGCGTTTTCGTTGCTTTGCGCTTCACGGGTGCTTTCTTCGTAGCTGGCATGAGCCAATCTCCTTGTCGATATGTGAACCTAGCTGGTGCTGCGTACTACAACTCACCTATTCTTGCGACAGGGAGGGTTAGAAATCAGGCATATCGGCGAGCTAGTCTATGATGGCCATTATCACTCCGCAGGGGCATGCTCTAGGTTGGAATCGACCGCTTCCTGGGCTCACATATCCGACAGCCGATCTTTCCGGCGTGACGATCCTGTCAGAGGTTGATCCTAGACCACACATGCCGCCCGCCTTGAATCAGCTAAAACTCGGTTCGTGTACGGCGAATGCCACCAACCGCTGTTTCCGTTATGACTCGATCAAGGACGGCAAAGACTGCGGAGAGCTTTCACGACTGTGGACATACTTCTTCGAGCGCCAGATCGAGGGCACTCTCAATCAGGGCGACTGCGGAGCCATGGGCCACGACGCCTTCACCGTCGCGAAACATGGAATCCCAGATGAGACGCTTTGGCAGTACGACATCAGCAAGTTCGAAATCAAACCGCCTAACAAGCCTCGTGCTTACACCCTGACCAAGCAGGTCAAGGCCGTACCGCAATCGCTTACTGCAATTCAGCAAGCTCTATCGGCGGGGCAGACGATTCCGTTCGGCTTCACGGTCTACTCCAGCTTTGAGTCAGAACAGGTGGCCAACACGGGTATCATGCCGATGCCGAAGCCCAACGAGGAAGTCCTTGGAGGGCATGAGGTTCTCGCTTGCGGCTATCTCAAGAAGTACCCGCACTACCTACTCGTCCTCAACAGTTGGGACGTATCGTGGGGACTCAACGGCTACTTCTTGATGCCGGTGTCGTTCATCCTGGACTCGCACTACGCCAGCGATCTGCGCACTATCGCGCGCCCCATCGCCTAAAGCGCTATACTCCCCGGCGTGGGATATGATGTCCTCGGATCAGGACTATTGAAGGGCGGCGGCGTACGCGGAGCCAAGGTACGCCAGCATGTCATTCGGGGCGGCAAGCTCAGGCACTTCCCCGACGTGCATATCACCGATTCAGGTCGGATCAAGGAGCTTGTGCCGGACTTCGAGCCAGCCTTTGAATTCGAGTACACGCGGCGCGAGCTACTGCTGCTCGCGGAGAAGATGCTGCTGAACGATTCTAAGCCCGGTGGCGAGCACCCTGCGTATCTCAATGCTCATGCGTTGCGGGCGCGACAGAAACGAGAGATATACTGCGCCAATGGAACGCCCGAACCACACATCATTCAGGGCATGTTCTGGCGCACCCATCCTCAAGGCCGTCCATGGGCGACAGAGGAGATGCGTCGCGCCACGGGCTGTAGCTTCTACTCCGGCGTCAAACAGACCAGCCGAGAGATTCTACCTCCGCCGCCTGAGCCTCAGGAGCTAGACTGCCTATTTGAGGGATGCATCTATCCCGTTGTCTCGTGTGGCCTCTGCGCAGCCCACACGGCACAGAAGAGGGCTGGGAAGCCGCTTGGTCCAATCAGGAGGAACCAGGGTCTATCCAAGCTCGCTAAGCGCCTGATGGCTGTCGAGGAACATCGATGAAATCCTAGACAGATGTCGGATCGTATTCTCGCGCGAGTCGTCAACCTAGTAGATATGACGACACGAGACAAACGTGCGATTGAGGCTGTCATCGCAGCCTGGGTCCGAGTACAAGAGAACAAGAAAAAGCCCCGCATGTAGCGGGGCTTTTTCGTTGCGTCTTGGTTGGACCTTACAGCGTCCAGGTGCCAGGTGCGCCGGTTCCGAGGCCCGTGATGTCGAGCTTCGAAGGTGCAGCGTTGCTTGACGCCTTGAGGATGCGAGACAGTCCACGCGGGTTGAGGATAAGCATTCCGACAAGCTCGTCCATGACCCATCCCTTGTAGAACTGCTCGACCTGATGGTTCTCCTCGACATCGAGAGAGTACATGACAGGGAAGACCCCGATGAACTCCGGCTCGGCTGCGAGGAAGACCTCACCCTGAGGGATGATGATCGAACGCTGGATTTGGAACTCGCCGAAGGACGTAATACGTCCGCCTGCGAAGACCTCATCCTTGAAGCGGAACCCTGTGACGTTGAGGTCCCAGTCGTAGAGGTCGCGAATGTCTGCCGGGTGGGCAAGCACGCGACGTGCCTCTAGCTGGTTGATCTCGATCTGAGTTACCGCGTTGTAGAAGTCAGCGGGCTCCAACGGGTTACCGGCTCCGAGGAGAACGGTGTGCTCGTTAGGCTCTGCTTCCGGTCCTGCTGCGATCCCAACTGCGCGACCACCAGTAGGTGCGAGGCCAACGACGTTGTTGGTAAGCGCTTCGCCGAGTCCTTTGATGGCCTGCTCAAGAAGTAGGACTAGACGTGCGTCCTCCTGCTTCTGGATGGCCTGACGGGACTCGTCCTGCGCGTATTCAACCGCGTTGACTCGCAAGTAGTAGAGGTCCTCCTTGCGGATGCGTGGGAACGTCGCCAAACGGAACAGAGCAGGGAATGCCTGCTTGCCCTCGAACGGCGTGATCTTGACCTCGGCGTCAGTGCTGTTCAGCACGTACGCACGTCCAAGGTCGTCCAGGATGTCGTAAGGCATGAGGGGTCCGCGCTCTAGCGTATCCTCCACGAGGACGTTACGAACGATACCCTCGTACCTTAGACGAATCTGAATCGGGCCGATCATGCCCTGGCCGATACGACGCATCGCGTTACCCTTGTCGGCAAGGATAGCTTCGAGGCGTCCGACCTTCTGCTTCTTGGAGAGCTTCGGAAGGTCCTTTAGCTTCTCCTCGTAGTCACCAGAAGCGACTACCTGACGTTGGAAATTCTCATATCCCATGTCTGTCTCGCCTCCTTAGACTAGTAGCTTGAATCGCAGAACGCTTGGGTTGCTGTAGTCAACAACTTCCGCGATCTTGGTTTCGTTGGTACCTTTAGTTACGCCCAGGCGTCCATCTTTGCCGACGTACAGGTACACAGGCTTTCCTTCTTTGTTTTCCGCAACCTTCGTAGAAAGTTCCGTTGAGTCGAAGCCCGGTGCGATCAGATCGTACACGGAGTCCGGTCCCTGCCATGCAGAGATTTGGTTGGACTGTTTGATGTTGTCAAACGTTCCACCGACCCACTGCCCAAGGAGTCCGTAGACACCCGTTGCAGTCCCGGCGTCGCCGATGGCGAAAGCTTCGCCTACCGTCTTGACGAGGACTAGTCCAGGTACGAGTGAACCTTCAAATGTGAAGGCATCTCCCGAACGCGAGAACGGGGCTGCTGCTGCTCCACCGACCGGTGTGACTCCCGCTTCGTCCGTTTTCAACGGAACGCGAATGCCACCCGTGGTGTTACGCAGCGAAGGATCGATGATCCCGGCGAACGGTGTCGCCTGGGTCTGTCCCTCTACAACCCTGAGAAGGCGCTTCTGGGCCGTCAGGTTGATGTTGCTTGCGTCACCGTAAATTACTTGCATTGGTGAGTGATTCCTTTTGGTTGTAGCGCCAGAAGCGCTAAGTCATCACTCATTGTCATGACGGGGCACTACCGAAAGTAAGTAGCTTTACGGATTAGCGTGTGAACAGACCGGAGTCGAGCGTCTCGTCTGTGACCGAAACCGACTCGGACTCATCGCTCGAAACACGTTCGAATGCGTGACCATCCTGGTCTACCATCCGACGATCTCCTGCCGTATGCTGGCCAAAGCCGCTTGGCATACGAGCCACGCCTGCCGTGCGCTGCTTGGCAAGCTTCTGCGTAGCCGCAGTCTTGACACGCGAGAGCATGTCTAGCTGTGCCGTGATCTGCTCGTCGTCCTGAGCGTCAAGGTCCGCGATGCGGTTGTACTTCTCGTCCGGGCCGATCATGCCTAGCTCTGTTTCCAGATCAGTGAGCTTGATCGCCGCGATGATATGCGAAGTGAATCCCTCGGTCGCGATGGACTCCGGCGTAACCGGGTCCTGCTGACGTAGAACCTTGTTGCCCTCTGTGCCAGTCCACTGACTCGTCGGTCCAGAGTTGTTCTCCGGAGTTGCCGCTGGCTGGAGCACGTCAACGCGCTCGCCAAATGACTCGGCAACGGGCTGAACGCCCTTGACGGTCGAACCTCCGCTGAGGCCAGGCTGGTCGTAGAACGGCTTTGCGTCATACGCCTGACGGACAGACGAGTCCTTGTTCTGGTTGCCTTCGAGGCTATCAGTGGTTACTCCATCCGTGAAGCCCTTCTCGGTGCCATCGGAATCGCCATAGGTCGCGGTCGGGCCGCTGTCCTCGGTCGTTTTCGTAGCGTCGAAACCAGCGTCATCTGATCCCTCAGATGCCGTAGGCAGACTCTCAGTCTTGTCGGCGTCAACATCTGTGACGCCTGTCGTGCCTACGCTGGTAACGTCTACCTGTGCGTCGGCCTTGGATGCTGCATCGTTGCTAGGCTCGATGACCCCACCAACGCCAGTAGCGTCAACCCGCGCGTCAGGCGAAGCCTCCGGGCCAGTAGGACCATCAGCGATCTTCGTGCTCATGGTATCTCCTTGATGGTTGTTATTGGCTGCCTCGATGAGGTCCTGCGCTGTGCGCATTGTTGCCGTGACAGGCTTAGCCGGGTTCTTCACCACAGTGGTCGTGACTGGCTCGTTCGTAGCAGGCTTTGTGGTCGTTTTGATCGGCCTTTCCTGCTGGTTGATTCGAGCAGCCACCTTTGGGTTCAGCTTTGGTTGCCAACGCATGTCACCCATTACACTCGCGGATGCAGCGCTATTTCTAGCAGTCAAGAAGCTACCCTCCTGCTTGGGCGGTGCGTGACCTGCGGGCTCTGCGGACGGTGCTGCCGGTGTCTCTGCGCCCTGTGCCAGCGCATTATCCTGCTGAACCTCTTGCTCGCTGCCCTGCGCCATGTCGCCTTGAAGCTCTTGGGCCTTGGTCAGGTCGGGGTTATCCATACCCTTGGGCGGCTCGACATATCCACACACATCACACGTCTCGCCCTCCATCGTCTCGCCGCAGATTGGGCAAGCGTGCTCTTCACGCATGGTGTCTACATCTTCGGGTGCCGATGGCAGGAAGGACTGAGGTAGTGCATTCTCAGCCGTCTTGCCCAAGCCCTCGTCGTTGACGCTCGCACGGATTTCACGGGCGAGCGCTGTCTCGTCAGCGGGATCGAACACGCCGCTGATCTCGAAGAAGTGAATGCCGTAGCAGTTCTCGTAGCTCTTACGCGAGATGCGTTTGCCATCCGCCGTCTTGTAGTCGTGATGCGCACCCTTCATGACGATGTGCGAGCAGTACTCGTCGGGGTTGGTCGCCACATGACCGCAGTGCGAACACTTCGAGCGCTCGACATCGCAGCCCATGGAGAATCCGTCGAGGTCGCCACTACGAACGGCCTTGGCGTACGTCGGAAAGGTCTTGGCGTCGATCTCCAGGAGTAGCTCGACCTCAGTCGGCGGAGCGTGCTCAGGGTCCATGCTCTCGCTGCCCCAGTAGGTGTCACCACTCGCTGCGGTGTGCTCTATCGGAAGGACTTTGAGCTTGCTGTCTACTACGACGCCGCGAGCGCGAGACGGATCGGAGTTGTTGTGATCGATGAAGTTTGGCTTGCCGATGAAGGTCGCGAATCCAAACTGCTTGTCGCCATCCGCCGCCTCGACCGTAAAGCCGGTCGCAGACTGCTTAGCGTGACGGTCGAAGACCTCAGAGCCTCCAGCAAGCTCGACAGACGGCCAGCCATCGTGGTTCTTGTTGACGCGGCTAGAGATCGCACGCAGGCGTACGTACATGTAGCCATCGTCGGTGCGGTAGTCGTGGAAGTCACTCAGCTTGTCGAGCGTGGCTGTGCGACGCCGCGAAGGCGAGCCCTTGACCTCAAGGACCTCCGCATCTTCGAAGCTCGCGAACTTGGTGAAGCTCATCTCAGTAGTTATGCGGTAGCAAGGCCGCAAACCTATGGTGCCTGAAGCTCTTGACACGGAGTAGCTTATCCTGTAGACTATCGATCATGAAAATCAAGAGCCTCATCTCCGCTGCCGTTTTGTCCTTGGTCTTCGCTGCCCCCGCGATTGCGAGTGCCAACCCCGAATTGTCTGTGACGCCGCAATCGGTCCTCAAAGGGGAAGCCGTTACGTATCACGCCCAGGGCGTCTCTGGCCTCTTTGTCGTCAATCTCAAACCCAGCGCATGTAAGCTTCATCGTGCCGAAAACGGTGACCTCGGCAAATGGGGACGACTGACGACCGAAACCGAAGGCACCATCCCACCTGAACAATACGAATCCTTGGGTGTCTATCATGTATGTCTCTACCCCGGAGAAGCCAATAGCGCTGAACTTGGGGCAGAAGCGACATTCGAAACGGTCACGCTTCTTCCGTCCCCTGCCCCAACGCCAAGTCCCATAGTGACCTCTGTAGCCACACCTACTGTGGCTTCCGAACCCACAACGGGACCTGTGGCTGCGCGGGTAACTCACGCTGCTGTGCCATCGAAGCGCGCAAAGGCCGTAGCCAAGTGCAAGCGCCTCAATCGACACAAGCGGAAGAAGCTAGCTCGCTGTCTGCGTAAAGCTAAGCGTCTTCACTGAGCAGGTCTACGATCAGGTTCTCACTGTCGTAGCTAAGCGTCTTGAACGTGGCGATTGCTCCGCGCTCTTGCTTCTCAGGTAGGCCGCATGCCTCGATGAATCCGCAGATGCGCCCGCGCATACGATTGAACTCCTCGCGAACCGTCTTCTCTAGGTCGGCGGAGGGCACTGCATCCCTCGACATGTGAACTCCTCTTTAGTAGGCGCTGATTAGAGCCTTGGCGACCTTGTGGCCATGCTCATTGACGTGCGTCTGAACCTGCTTGACTTTGAATCCCGTGCCGCGAGCAAGTTCGTTGAGTTCACTATCCACGTCTGCGGAAGTGTAGTGATCGGGAACTCGTTCCTCGACCTCGAACGTTGCTGCTACTCCGATGAGTCCCTCCCACGGGTGAGGGGTGATGTGCGCAAATGCAGGAGCACCGACCGGCGTCTGTCCCGGTGGGACCTCGCCAGGCTTGAGAGGACCGCCAGGACCCTTCTCCTTCTCGTCCGGTGCGGGCGGGCCACCCTGCGGCGGTCCAGGAGGACCGGCCGGTGGCTCTTCGCCAGGGATGGCGTTTTCACCAGGAGCTTCGCCATCGGGAATGCCGAGTGCAACGAGAATCTTCTGGACAGCATCCATGAGGGCGTGAATCTCGTGCTTCTCGCCGCCCTTCTCCTTGCCGTCCTCCTTGTTCTCATCGTCCTTCGGAGGCTCGTCTCCGCCAGTTTCGCCATCATCAGCGCCACCCTCTTCAGGAGCGGTGTCTCCGGGACCCTCGCTCTTAGGACCAGGGGCCTCCTCAGTCTCGTCGGCAGGTCCACCGAATGGTGAATCCGCGACATGCACTGCGGCTACCCAGTGACCGTCAAGCTCTTCGAGAACGTACTCGTCGGCGTGCTTGGGGAAGTCTGGGTTGCGACGAAATGCCGCCTCAGCCTCCTCCTTGCTCACCTTACTGACCTGAGGTCCGGTTGCTAGTTTGATTGCCATCGCTTGTTATCTCCTAGAAGTCGCAGGTTTGAAAGGGTTCTTACACGGACCCTGGAATGTGAACGATTCGCGGTGCCGCGCCACTAGGCCGGTCCTCGCGCATGATCTTCTCGCGCTGCTCCTGAGGCATGGCGCGAAGCTCACTCAACGTGTACTGGCGCTTCTGGTCCAGAGGACGATTGCAGCTAGGGCAAGTGCCTCCGGGATAACCGTTGAAGCCACAGATGGCGCACTCGACGGTCGGGGGTCCCTGACGCGCTTCCTGCTCCTCTCTGATGATCTGTGCCCGAACCTCGGCCGGGACTTGTGATGTGTCTGGTGTATCTGACATGACTTCCTTTCTTAGACTCCTAGGAACAAGTCTGCGTCGCGGACTCGTTCTGGATCGGTCTTACTGTCGTAACTGTCTCGGGTCTTGTAATGCGTACCCTCAAGATCAAGCATGTCGCTGTTGCGCGCCATACCATCCTCATCTATTAGCTCACGTTGCTCGCGAGGAGTAAAGTGCTTGCCACCCTCTCGTTGCATGCGCTCTTGCTTGTTGTGAGCTAGACGTGCGCGAATCTCTTCGCGTCGAGAGTCCTGGATCGAGCCTATGTCGCGGGACTGAGCGGCAGCCATGCTCTGGCGTCGAGCGCCCAAGAAATCCTCTGCGTCATCGTCTTCCATGACCCAACCAATATCAACGCCAGCCTCAGCGCGACCACCCTTTTCCTCGGTGACCCAGTTGTGCCCACAACGGAAGCAGTCGTGTTCAGTCGCGTCCGGATTGATCATGGACGACGTGTGTTCGTTGTGACCGCAGCGCGGGCATGAATCATCATCGACGCTGGCCTGTGAAGGCTGGAGTTCGCTGTTGGCGCGCTCGTCTGTCGTCTGTCCTGATGGGGGTACTTGCTCCTCGCCGGGCGTCTGTGAGCCTGGCGGAGGTTCGTTGTTGCGGTCGTCGGCATTCTGTGCGAGCGGTTCGAACGTGAGTTCCTGCATTTCCATGTCCTCCTTGGAAATCGGGACGCTGCTCTTCAGCGTGTTCGAGTCGTTGCCGTACATACCGAGCAATGTCACGTCCAAGCCGTCTGGCTTGACGCGCTCAACACGAATCACATCCGGCACGGAGAAGGACGGATTCTTCATCGTGTACTCCTGCTTTGCCTGGATCGGATTTCCTTCGGTGTCCTTCCATGTCAGCGATGAATCTTCGTCGCCGCCTTGATTGAGCGCAGCATCCTGTTCTGCGGCAGGTACATTGACCGGCTGGGCATCCTGCTCTGGCCCAGGTCCAGCTACGCGAGCGATGGCGCTGTTTCCAGCCGCGCTTGTGTCATCGAGTATGCTAGGACCTTTCCAGACGTTGCCACACGCATGGCAACGAGAGTGGTTGTCTGGATCACCAACCATGCCGGTCGTCGCAGAGTTGCACACGGGGCAACGCGGTGCGATGTTGTCGGCTGCTGTATGACCGGGCATGAGCTTGCTGCCCATCTCCTCTTCAAACTCGCGGTAGGGCTCTGCCTTTTCCTTTTGCGCACAAATAGGACAATCTGGGTGAAGCCCATGCACATGCTGACCTTTTTGATGCTGTGTTTCTAGATCGTCGGCTGCGGTGAAGTCGGGCAAGAACGATGACATAGGCTGCATCGGCTGTCCGCCTGGTTCTCCACCCATCCCCGGAACAGGCATGCCTCCGGGGGCGGGTTGCTGCGGTGCTGGCGGCTGTGTCTGCTCTTCCGGCGTGACTGTTGGGGGTACTGTAGGATTCTGCTGAATTTCAGCGAGAATCTTGGCGTACTCGGGGTTGCCGGGGTCGAGAGGTACGTTCGGTACCTCATTGACACGACCGTTCTCGATAAGCCACTGCTGGACTGCGGCGATCTGCTCAGGCGTTACTGGACCCTGATGATTGGCCGAATCGACCAGCGAGGCAATCAAGTCTAGATGAGTAAAGCTCTGCATCGGTGCTGGCATACTTGGTCCTCCTATTTGCTGTCCTTGTGGTGTTGCTCCGCCCATGGCGTTTTCCTTGGCTCCGCACTGCGGGCATGTGCCATCTGCTGTCGTGACTCCGCCGCAGTTCTTGCAATGACCCTGCTGCGCTCCCCCGCCTGGAGGAGCTTGAGGGGTTGGTTGCAAACTTGGATTGAGTGCGGTCGGATCGAGCATCTGCTGCTGTTGCTGAAGTCCGCCCATCTGCAAAGGGGGCACGATGGACTCCTTGGTCTGACCTTCGCGACTTGTCGGGGCCGAAAGGATATCCTCGACCGTGGTGCCGCACTGGTTACATGCTGGACCGATGATCTGGCCACTCTTGCATGCGGGGCACATGACAGGCTCGGGCTCTTGGCGACGATCCGGACCGATGCGGCGCTCGCCGTACTGTTTCGCGCCCCATTCGTCCAATCCCTGATCGTAACGACGGCGCTCATCGGGAGATCGCACCGCGTCACCATCGGCGTAAAGGCCCGCATGAACGTGCTCTGGCTTCTTTTTCTGCTGGATGAAAATCTCAGCGACAGTAGGGTCGCCCTTGCCGAGGTAACCAGGGTTCTCTGCTTCTAGCATCTCGTGCAGACCCTTGAGCATAGGATCGTTTGCTCCCGACTCATCTGAGTGATAGAAGTGTTCGATGAGTGGCATGAGAAGCTTCATGCGCTCGATGGCAGGGCTGCTCTCGGAGAAGCCGTGGCTTTCCTCGTCGCGTTTGTCTTTGTGCGGGTCCTCACCCGACTTACCGGAGTCTTCAAGGTTCGGGTTCAACGGGTTTTCTGGGCTCTTGTCCTGGTCGTTGAACTCTTTTTGATCTACGTCCTCTGGGTCGTCGTGCTTGACGCCCACGTCGGGATTGGAGGTCGGCGTTTCGTATTCTCCACCCTTGGCAATGAGCGCAATGAGTGGATCGGTGCTCGATAGCGGATTGAGAATGGTCGAATCGGGACCCGCTTGCCCCGGCGCTTCGCCTCCTCCGCCCGGCATGTGACGACCAAGGTCGCCGCCCATGAAGTTGCTTGCTGGACCAAGCGCTTTGCCCATCAGTCCACTTGCTGCGCCTCCTGCGGATGCCTCGCCGCCTACCGCACCGGCTGCTCCCACGCCCTCGGCTAGCTCAGGGAGCGCCAACAGTGCGGGACCTGCCGTCTTGATACCGCCCGCGTGCTCCTCGTATCCCTGATCACGATCTCTCAAAGACTGGTCCTGTTCGCTCTGTGACGGCGCGATATCCAACGGCCTGATGCCAGGAGGAGCCGGAGCTTCTTCGTTGCGAATCTTCTGTGCAAGTTCGACCATGAGGGGGCTACGTGCGTTGGGGTCCTGCACAACCTGCGCAGCGGCCGGTAGGTGAGACGGATCATGGACCGAGACGACAACCGGCTTGCCGAACTCCGGGCTTTCGCGCAAGCCGTAGCGCTTGATCAACTCCGAGCCGTTACCTCTGACCGGGATGCCGTTGATGTGTGCATCAAGAAACGCAAGCGGCCCTTTGTGGTTGCCATGTGCGTTGTGGAGCCCCACGTCACTGGGCTGCACCATGAGAGAATGAGCCGGGGCGACGTTCTCGTCGGGACCCTTATCGAAATCGACATCCGCCTCGTGTGTCCACGGGAGATATGGGTCCATGTTGTTGGTGCGCTCTAGCTTTGGCATCGTCTTACTGAAGGAGAACGATTTGTCCTCTAACTCTTTCAGGCGCGGATCAGCGGCAATAAACGGTGAAGCATCTCGACCTGTCACCGTCTCGACCTCTCCAGTCGGGCGAATCTCCACTCCGGATTTCCAATCGACCAGGTGATGCGGGATGCCTGCGCTTTCTACATACTGCGAGTGTGATGTGCCATGATTGAAACTTTCGTTGGGATCGACATTAGCGTCGCGAGGGTGATATGCCTTCCACGTATGGGGCTCACCGGCAATCATCAGACCTCGCCCCTGCCATCCGGGCTCCCACTGCATAGTGCTTGGCTGCGACTCAGGGGTGAGGCCCACGATGTCATCCATCTCGCTAGCAAACATCCGTTGCAATAGACCAGGCTCCTTGGGCGACTCGAAGGCCGGAGGAGTACGCCATGTCTCCTGATTCTGAAAGACGTTGGTTGGCTCAGGACGACTTGCCGGGGGTGTCGCTTGTTTGCACTGCGGGCAATACATCGTCCCATCAGAGAGCACGAGTGCATCGGACTCACAGGTCGCGCACGGGGCCTGCTGTGCGGCCTCGTGAGTGCTGCCCTGGCGCACAGGACCAAGCGCGCCAGGTGTCTCTATAAGACCCGGTGAAAAGCCATGCTCCATGGCGTGAGGGACACGCTGCCATCCCTTCATGACGGCAGGGTCTTCCTCGCCGCGCACCGGCCAACTGTGATCACAGTGAACGCAGAAGATGTCTCCCTGATCTGGGTCTTGCATTACTTCGCCGCCGCAATTGGGGCAACGAAGATTGAGCATTGGATCGACAAGGGCCGCAAGTGCGCCTTGATGAGCCGGGCCTAGCGCAGGAAGGGTGGAAGGATTCTTCCAAGGACCCCGACCTTTTTCAAGGTGCCGAGGGTCAAGTAGCTCATCTGCTCCAGGCATGTCCTCCCACTCACCGCCATCGTATGGAATGGTATAGCCACAATTGAGGCACTCACCATACCCGTTCATGGACGAGGGAACACGACACGATGGACAGGTGTGATTGGGGATCGATCCGCTCTCTGGGATCGAAGTTCCATCTGGGAGTCTAAGATCGCTCTCGACCAAAGCTGCGAGGGTAGGCAAGTCTGTGACCTTGCCATGCATGAAGTTGTCGCGACGCCAGGCAGGCTGTTCTGGGTGCCCGCCCATGATGGTGCCCTCGCCTAGCGGGTTGCCTCCCTGGTCCTTCTGTGTGTCGCTATCAACCATGTCCCGGAGCGTGCCATCGCTTTGAGTAGGGGACGGCTGATCGCGGAAAAAGCGCTTCCCACCACAATCCGGACAAGCAGTCGCGCCAGAGATATCGCCTGGCGAGAGGACGAAATGGTGCGAGCAATCTTCACAGCTAACCAGCATCAGTCATTATGACACAGATGCGACGCAGTTGCTAGCCAGGGCGAACGCCCCACCCGGCAGGTGCGACCCAAGTGGAAGCGGTGTTTTTTGCCTCTTCGGCTGTCTCGTCTTCTGCGCCCTGCTGGATGACCCATTCGAATGAGACTTCGAGACTCACGCCCCCTGCATTTTCGGCGGCGAGCACGACCGTTGATGTTCCTTTGGTCGTCGGGGTACCCGTGATCACTCCGGTCGCTGCATTGATCGACAGTCCGGCTGGCAAACTGGATGCCGTATAGACGGTAGGTGTGCCTGTAGCAGCAACATGGAGCGCGGTGATCGGTGTGCCGTGATAGCTTAGCTGTTTCGCCGGTTTGCTAACGACAGGAACGGCTATTAGGATTTCCCATTCGAATTCAACTTCAACAGCCGACCCCGTTCCGTTTTTGGCGGACAGTTTGACTTTAGCTGTTTCGGCAGTCGTCGGCGTACCTGTGATTTCGCCGATTTTCGCTCCCGATTTTACGATTGACAAACCAGCGGGTAGTCCAGCAGCCGAGATTTCAGTAGGCGTTTCGGTAGCCACGATGGTCAGCGGCGTGATTACTGTTCCGATATGACCGGTCTGTTTAGCTGGTTTTGTTACGACGGGGGCTGCCATTAGACCCTACCGCGCTCGAAGGCTCGTGCGGCGAGACGGAATTCTTCCTGATCCGTTCCGCCGTTGGTGTAAACGACGCGCCAATATGGAGCCCCGGCGAAGGCGGAGAAGCTGACGGTGGCTTTAGCCGCAACCACAAAGGTCGCCGGACGTTTCGCCAGTTCCAACTCTTCCGGCCACGAACACGGAGCCCAATGACCTTCTTCGGCCCATTTCTGCATCAGGTCTTTCGTGTTTTCTGCTTTGGCGTAGTTTTCCGCGCTGGGTACTACCGGCAGATCAAAGCTCTCCTGGACTTCCAGTGTGCCCCCTTGATCGGAGGTCACGGTACCCGAAATCCATTCGGCGAAGTCCGCCTGTGCAGGCAGCGACGTGAAGACTTTTCCTTTTTTGAGCAGTGCGGTGGTGCCGACGAAATGTGCCATCACCCGTTATGCCCTTGAACGAGGTTGATTTGAAGCTGATCGACTGGTAGACTGCCGCGCATGAGCTTCAACGCCAAGGGAGCCATGGATCGCTTCCATCCTCTGGCCGTGACCTACGAAGGTGTTTCGGGCTGGTGGGTCTGTGACG